TCTCTCCTATCACATAAACCTCTTTCTCACATCTCTCCTATCACATAAACATTTTTTCATATCCCTCCCACGTTACATAAATATCTTTCTCATATCTCTCCTATCACATAAACATTTTCTCACCTCTCTCCTATCACATAAACCTCTTTCTCACATCTCTCCTATCACATAAACATTTTCTCACATCTCTCCTATCACATAAACATTTTTTCATCTCTCCTATCACATAAACATTTTTTCATATCCCTCATCACATAAACCTCTCTACACAACGCAAAAAAATAGGATTGATAGAAACCAATCCTATTTAAAACACGACATTATTAATTTATTGAATTGATGTAAGTTTGTGGTTTTCAATGAAGTCCTTAAATTGGTCGCTTGATGCGTCTATAACGAATCCAGCAGCACCGGCATGTCCCCCACCACCGAATCTCTTACTTACCTCACAGCAATCTACGCTGTCTTCTACGCATTCGTAAAGAGAAAACCGAACTTTACCACCTGGCCTGATACAAAATGGCATCAGGGCTTTAATTTTTCTACCGTCTAACCAGTCTCGTGTAAGAGAATCAAATACTTTAGAGCTAAATTCTGTAGTATTCATCGCCACGACCTTCACCTCATCAACATACGCTTCGAACGAGTACGCACTTACCTCTTGTTCGTTTTTACCAGCCATGTAGTTAATTATAGCACGTCCTTCTTTAGCGAGATCATAAAAAATAAGATCAACCTCATTGTCCTTCATATTTTCTTTAAAGTGATCATACAAATACGACAATGCTATTAACACATTCAATCGCATTTTTGATCTCAAGGCATACTGGACAGCCACTACCGTATCCCAGCCTAAGCCGGATTCTTTATTCCATACATCGTAGTCTGACAGACACCGGACTACCGCCGGCACCTTCCCCATCAGCAGGTCCGAGGCCAGAGCGCACGCACCGACACCGACTTTCCTCAACCCTGGAACTACGAACCCCCATGTCTTACTATCTTCGATAATTCCCTTATGATGATCTATCCACATCAGGCTCTTTCCTTCATCAAGCCACTTTTTGAAAACCGTTTTAGAATCGGCTCCAAAAGACACGTCAAGAACGTAAACAACATCTAAGTCACGCACTTGGTCAATAACTTTCTTAACATCATCTTCATACGAATACGGGATATAAACAACATCCTTGTTTTTACTGTTTTCGTACATAGTTGCGATGGCTGCCGATACAACGCCATCTAAATCTGATTTATGATAGACTATCGCTGCTTTCTTTACTTTCATGATACAAACTTATATATTTGATACTACCGTCTTCTAATGTCTCTATTTTTATAATATCACTATATGAATTGAAACTCTGATCTTTATCAATCCTTATATTCAGCACATCATCTACGGTTGCAGTTTTTCCATCATCGGTTTCAATCTTATAAAAATCTTTTAAAGTGATTTTTATATTAAGACCAACACCATATGGATTTTCAAGGATATATATATAGCCATTATTTAAAATAACTATTCCTTCACTTGTATGTTCTTTGGACAATACATACTCTAAATCAAGATCTTTATCCAAAAATGTAGTAATATCCATATAGTCAATACCGGAATTATAGGCACATACCTTATCCGAATCAGAGAACTGCCCTGGTAGGCCACTGGCGTCCCCGACCATCAACGAACATCCCTTAAGTTGACTGAAGTTCATACCGCGCATTACCGTGTCTTTACACTTCATAAGAATATCATCAATCATGCCCGTGTTAGGCTTCCTCATCGGATTTTGTTCGTCATTTGAATAACACAACCTTTTTTCATATAGGACGCCTCTTATACCTCTCTTTAGCACTACGTATTTAATAAAAATAAATCAATGACACAAGATAATAAAAATAATCATATATTTGTCGGTATCTTAATCAATTAAAAATAAATGTCATGGCAGAAATGAAAATAGGTTTTGTAACCTTCAATCCGGGATCAGGTGACGGTGATCAGGCGGTTACCGTATCAGGTGAAAAATACGAAGGTCGTGTACAGCGTACGTTACAAGTAGAATTTGGTGCCGAATCCGGGGATGTTAAGAAAAGTGCTACCATAAACCAAGCTCCGGTAGCTGAGTTCGTAAAAATAGATTCTACTGCATCAGTAGGAAAAGAAGGTGGTGCTGTAACGATCAACGGTACAAGTAACTCAACTAAATTAACGTTCTCCTTAACTCCGGACGAAACTCATCCTCTGACGTTGGAAATACCTACCTCCTATCAGGCGGCAGGCAAGGCTACCAACAACGGCGCTGTTATTGCCGACGACCCTGGTGCAACAGGGGGCTTTGCTTTCAGTATCGTATTCTCCGGTATTGCAGCGAACACTAATATAAACGATCTGGTAAATACTCTTAAGGTGACGGCCGCTGGTGGTCAGACAGCTAATACGGTTATTACCCAGACAGCAGGTGATCCGTTCTTGGAGATAGACAAGGAGGTAATTAACTTGGATGCAAACGGTACTCCTCAGGCTATCAATGTTAATGCAAACATCAGGTGGACTATCAAGCAAGCTGTTTCTAAGTTGGTAAGGAAAGTAATGAAATAACAATTACTTACAGAAAAAGAAAAGGGGCGTCTATTTGGCGTCCCTTTTTTCTATGCATTGTATGTAGTATTTATCTTTTTGCCTACTGACAAAAATCTTTTTCAAAATCATCTGTTTTCTGATATGGACTCTTTTCCCGTCATCTAATTCCCTCCATATTTCATTAAAGATCAAATCTATTAATTCCATAACCTTCTTATCAGAGACAAGATTCTTTCTACCGGGGCTGACCCATCCATCATCAGTCATCTTACCGGCTATCCTATTAGCTATCCTGCTTAATTCACGTGGGGTGCTCATTTCAATCTGTTTTTAAATATTCTACCTTTTTCACACTGAAGAATGCAGTCTCTCATGGGATGATCTTGTTCGTGATCGTCACACATCGGAAATTCTTTTCCATAGGGGAAAGCAATGTGCGGGCACTGCGCCCTGAACGCATCCCAGGCCGACTTCCTCACAGCCTCAGCTCCGGCACGCACGCCTTTCTCTCTTTCCTTGGCCGGGTCAGCATACACGTTTGAAATAGCTCTTTTCTTCCAAGTAAGCATATTGTAGTAAAACTTATCCACCAGTTTCCTGCCCACTACATCAAACTTCTGTCTATGAATTAAAGGTGCGGCCTTAACGATGTTCTTCCTATTTTTACTAACATCGACATAAATCAGCCCGGCATAAGACGGAACTTCATTTACGTCAATCATATTAGGCGGACAGGCGTAGTAGAAATAGTTTGGAGGATAGCTTATGACACCACCTACCTTAATAATGCCGTCTTTAAGAACCTTATGTTTTTTATCCTTTTTGAAGTCGTTAAAGAAATCTTGTTTAGACATCTTGACCTCTACTTCATAAGCGTACAATGATCTTGTTATGGCCAGGAAGTCAGATTCCCAATCATATATATGAAGATTGTTAATAACATACATCGGATTACTTAACAGATCCCTATTAAGGATCTTAAGCATTTGTTGCTCTGGGTAGTTCATTGTCTTACTTTTTTTAGAGGCTTGTGGCGGAATCGAACCGCCCTACGAGATTTTGCAGATCCCTGACTAAACCACTCATCCAACAAGCCATGTAGCCCATGCCTGAATCGAACAGGCAACTTTTGATTAGGACTCAAGGGTTTTATCCGTTAAACTAATGGGCCATTTAATGTTTGCTATGTTCACACACCACAAACACTTAGATAATTAACACTTTACACAAAATATGTACCGTTATCCAAGGAGGATTCGAACCTCCGCTAACAGAACCAAAATCTGTTGTGCTACCACTACACCATTGGACAGTGGTCCCGGAGGGATTTGAACCCACGATCTCGATGTTATGAGCATCTTGCTTTCACCACTAAGCCACAGGACCTTAAAAATATGCAGGAGCCTTCACAGACGCCTGCATATAACAGCTAAATTTTTAACCAATAATTATCCTAAAAACTCTCTCAACGCAAAGTTAAGTACTAACCTAAAATATAGCAAACTTTAAAACATAAAAAGGAGGTGACTATATACCACTTTACACTAAAAGCGTAAAATAGTACACATTTGTTAAGATACTTAGGTATTCTAACAAATTCAGAATACTCACCTCTATTCTTTTTATTTAGAAGATTGAAGAACGATTTAAAGTTCCTATCTACCATCATCAACACTTGTTGAGCAACAGGTGTTGGTAAAGCACGATAGTCAGCATCATTTTCTGCTCTTAGTTTCTTTTCAAGAGAATAGTAGTTAAGATATTTGTATTTTACGGTATTATCATCCTTGTATTGGAAATAGTGTTGTCTAACAACATACAATCCTTTATTGTATAAGTTTTTACACTTATGCAATAAATCATAAAGTTCATTATAATAAATAGAACTTAGCTTGATTGTATGTTGTTCGACTAATCTCATGACACAAATGTAGGAATTATTATCTCTTTTTTTTCTTCTTCTTTTTAGTGTCTTTTACTCGTTCAGCTTCGTTTTCGGGCTCCACAATGTCACCGGCTTCTTCCTGAATCACATCCGTCTCAGGAACAACATCAGACTTCTCTGACTCAGCCACATCCTTATCTGACTCCTCATCTTTATCCAATTCCGGCTCAGCGACATCGTTTTTGTCTTTACCGATTATACCTATCTGGTAGCCTCTTAATTCTACTTGCATTAATTTCAGCTTCGATTCTAACTCTTGTATTGTTTTGGACCCAACAGAAACCTCGTTTTCCAAATCTCCGATTCTGATCCTGGCTTCAATCAACGCATTTGATTTCTTTTTTAATTCATATGATATACTGTTTTTCTTTTCTTCCAAGTTACTGATTTTGTAATTAGCCTCATCAAGATCAGACTTAGCTTTGTCAAGATCAGCCTTGACCGAATCAAGTTCTTCCGTTTTCTTCTTGACGCTTTTTATCAGCTTTTTCTGATTTTCCTTCAAGGCGTCAATCTTTTCCTTAGACTCAGAAAGATCTTTGCCAACAGATAAAATCTCTTTATCCTTTGAAGCGATATCTGACTTGAGTTCGGAAAGCCTTTCCTTGTAAGAAGCGGCCTTATCCTGCATTTCCTCAATTTCTTTTGCAAGATTTTCGGATTTAATAGCTTTCTCCCTGTACATTGACAGCTTGCTGTCTGTGATTAATGTAAAACCTAACATGCTCATTTTAAAAATATTTAAACATTACTTAACTCCAGAACTACCAAGACCTTTTTCTCCACGTTCATTTCCGTCTTCTACCTCAATATCTGTCACCTCTTCCAATACCATTTTGTATTGTGGAACGATTTCCATCTGAGCTATTCGATCGTTTTTATGGATTACGGTCGGTTTTTTATTGATTTTAGTAAGATTAACCATATACTCTCCTTTGTAGGTAAATTCGCATTTACCGGGTGCGTTAGTAACTACCACTCCCTCGTCAAAAGAGAATCCTGATCTTCCTTCTACATTCACGCACCATCCTTCTGGGATATTCAACTTGAAGCCGGTTCCGATTCTAACAGAATAGCCTTGATATAAGGTAATTGATTCAAAATCGGAAGGAACATCTATTTCCACTCCCATATCATTCACCATCTTCACCACTCTATATGCACGAATATCACAACATGCATCGCCATCATGTTTGTATTCAGGTACTACGACATCAGGATAAAGTTTCTTAATACCTACCTGCACAGTCTTCTGATAACCTGGAGTCAAATACGATTCAGGTATTTTATTAACGACCTTATCTTCTTTTTCAGAAAGAAGTCTTTCAATATCTTCTAACTTATCCATGATCATATTTTTATAGTACAATAAACAATACCTTCTTTTTTTATGTCCTTAGTTGATTCATAGCACTCACGAAAAGTACTTATGTCTGCACCATTAGGATCATCGACCCACTCATCTCCTTGCTTATATTTTTCTCTGGTTTCTGAGTAGATCATACATAATTTATCCCCATGCTTCGCCATAATCCTTTCTTCTGTCACTTTCCTACGAAGTTTAATAAGGGGAAATCTTGTAACTATTTCTACCATCATTCTACACAATCTTTAAAAGCCCAAGAGATGTTATTCTCCTGGTCTGATGTTTATATTAAAATGGAAGGTCATCTTCTTCCATAGGAGGGAAGTTCGGCATCTGTGCTTGCGGCTGTGGCTGCGTCTGATGCTGAGGCTTGGTGCTCCTTGTGGTAGGTGCCGGGGCCGGGGCAGCAGGCTGAGCCGGTGCCTGATACTGTGCTGGCTGTTGAGCAGGTTGTTGGTAATTCTGATACGGAATAGCACTCGGAACAGACTGAGGTTGTTGAACCTGTTGAGGCGCGGCCGGCTGCTGGGTATAAGTCTGAGGAGCTGCCGGCTCTTGCTGAGTATTTCCTCCTATCCCTAATTTAGCCATTATACCGGCTCTGATGTCTTTAATAGAGGCATTGAACCTGTTTGAATATTCAGTAATCTTCTGATAAGTAAAGTTGTTTTGAGCTGAATAATCAAGGCTTTTCTTGCCATCAAATCCTGTAACTTCAACAGGATCCGGCCAACCATTTACGCCTTTTTTATAATAACGTTCAACAAGCTGATCTTCTTCTCCGTCTACTCCGGCATACGCGATAATAAGTTCCGAAGATCCAAACTCATCATCTTTCTTCTTCTTAAAGACATTGAAATAAATTTCACGACTGAAATCGATGTTTTCGTAGTATTTTACGAAGCTCTTAACAAAGCCCTTGATATTTCCTTTTTGATTTACGAGAGGTATGGAAATACAATAGTTTTCATTAAGCTCGTAATCTTTCAACACGATAAGGAAATTAGTAGCAGTATTTCCATTAGAGAAAGTACTTGTCTTTAACCCGATGTAGTTGATGTACCCAACTATTCCATTATAATACTCTTTCCAGTATCCTGCTGGCTGACCATTATTAGGATTTATGTGCTGAACGAAACCTTCTTTCGGTTCGTTACTTTTTTCATACAAGTTACCATCCGAATTAATATACAGATAATAAGTTGTACCAAAACTTCTGTTTTCTCTAAAAGCCATATTTTTATTTTTTTTATATATTATACAATGTTTGATTTAAGACGTATGTTGATTCGTATTTAGGATTGAACATCTTTATCATCTTATACTGATCAGACCAATCCATAACAGTATCTCCTTTTATAAGAGATTTTACGGATGAAAGTATATTTTCCTTACTGATAGAAAAATTAAAACACGGACCTTCAAGCGCATTTAAAGGCATTGATTCCATTATCCTTTTTCTATTTCCAAAATCCTCAGACATTACCGTTATACCGTTTTCTTCATCTACCTTGACATTAACAACATTATCCACTAAAGTCATAGAATTAAGAACAGACATAAACAAATCCCTGTCAAACTTAACCCTCGACGATTTCTCGAATTTGTTACATACGTATTCGTAGTTAGGATACTGTTGTTCTACGTTCATATCCGATATAATCACATTATCAAAACATAAAAACGTCCTAATACCATCTGTGGAAATACTGATCTCCGTATCTTTATCAGATAGAAAGCGGTATAAGATGGAAGCCGCGACCTCGCTTAGCATAATTGACCTTTCTGCTACCGCATTAGCATACTCTTTCCTGTTTATAAACAGACGGAACATGTCAGTAGAAACAATGTCAATATAGTCCTTCTTCACATTAAGAAGAATCGAGCATATAGCCGGTCTAAATTCATCCGATCCAACAAACGCAAAAGATCTTTTCATAGACTGAATGAAAGACGAGCTCATAACACGAATACCATCACCTACAGGATAAAAGAAATCAGGGAAAGCCTTATCCTCAATCCAAGTAGAAGAAAAAGATCCTCTATCGTATTTAAAAACGATACTGTAATCGTTTTTAATCTCTATCTCTATATCCTGGTTATGATTTTTAAAAAACGAAATAAGAGTCCCGGCATCTACTAAAAGAGAAAACTTATGGTCACAAGAAATATCAGTATTCACATCGAAAATATCATCCGTATATGTTATACGTTCGTTCATGGCTTGTATCCGGATATGATCAAAATATAAAGTAATTTTTATATTCGATGTGACACAATCCTTCAAAACCTTATCAAACATCTTTGAAATATTTGAAAGTTTCTCATTCATTAGTATGCCAGGAACTCTTACTTTCATTTTTTAAAACTTACGATTATGATTATCTAACACTGCAAATGTATTATTTTAAAATCTAATTACGAATTAATTGTATTTAAAATGATTTAAAATAGATTAAATGGTTCTTCTTGCTGCTTCTGCTATAAGCATCGCATCAACTATACCGTCATGGGATGTCTTACATCTTTCGTTTTTAACGAACGTATCGTTTGGCCACAGCCTTTTAGCGCAAGTCAATGACGTTTTCTTAGTATTTACCTTACTGGCCTCCATGACCTTATCAGAATGCGTCCAAACCAATTTCTGCCATGTTTTAGGGGCTATGAAATTAACGGAGCAACTTATGTCCGTAAATGCCATGCAGAGGGACAGGAACAGCCCATGCAGTTGGCCTTTGTTCTCCATGAGGGAGGCTGTAGAGGACGTGCTGACACCGTACAGGGCGTGGACGTCCTCTATGACAAATACTACCCTATCAGGATTGTTTTCTACGATCGTATCCCGGCAAAAAACATATTCTTTAGTCAAGTCTACCGGTCCTGAAGCTGATATTCTTGGAGTAGAGATTCTTGATATTAGTTTGCTGTCTTGATCGATGCAGGCTATAGCTCCGTCTTTTCCTGGATCTGCTGCTATATATAGTACCATAATGCACTAATTTAGATTCATGTCGATTTTACCAATGCTATCATCATTTTCGAAACCTCCATTGTCTGTAAGTTCGTAATCAATAGCCACAGAGCCGTTACTAAGGATGTAAAAACCTTTAAACATCTTTCCTATTTCAATAGGATACACGACATTTACGTCCCTTCCAATATCCTCAAACGGCATAGCGATATCTTCTGTATTAGCATCCTTCTGTTTTGCTAATACACCAACGGGTATATTTTTACCTTTTATAGATGCGTATGTAACCATATACAGAACATCGTTATTAACAAACGCCCTATCACTGCTTACCTTATCCAAGCTGACATATATAATATGTTTTATAAAACTATCGATATCTCCACATATGTTAATAGCTTCTACTTCTTTAGGAATAACGACTTCCACTTCTTCTGGTTTTATATTTTTCTTTTTCATTGCATTAACCTTTTTGTATTTTGTTTTACTTCTTCAACAAGATCCTGATCTTTCATCATTTCCTGCTTAAGTTTCTCATTCTCCTTAATTCTTTTCACCCTATCGGCAAGAATCTTCTTATATTTCTTATCCGATATTTTAATAAACCAAGGACAGTTCCTTGATGGAATCCTTTTACATGGGTAATCAGTGAGACCGTTCGGTCCAAACTGCTCGCATCGGTTACATTTCTCTGCTCCTGTCATTACATTATATTTTAGGAAAACATTCTTCAAGTTCTCTATAAGAGCACTCTACTACAACAGAATCTCCTTTAGGGAGAAATACTAAAATAGAATCGATAGAAAAAACACTATCTACTTTTCTTACAAGTTGGCCATGCTTGTAAGAAGACATGACCAACCTAATTCCATACGCATCTGAATAAGATCCTTTCCTACATGGAATTATGTTTTCAACAACATAATCAAAACCTCCGATATTAACTTCATCTCCGGCATTGATTTCCATTAGGGGAACCATCTTAACTCTACGATCTATGCTTATTTTCATTTCGCGACCTCAAATTTTATTTGCTCCTTCGGTTCATAATTCCATACCTCAAAATCATCAGCTACAAAATCATAAAATCCTTTCCCTTCCATACGAGACGAGATAGTAACCTGCGGAACCGGGCCGAAGAGAGAGCGACGAAGGAGCTCGTTTGCCTGTTCTTCGTGACGGTCATACACATGCATATCTTGGATGAAATGAGTAAAAATTGCGGGCCTTAACCCAGCATCGTGAGCGAACATCATCATCAACGCCGCATATTGAGCTACATTCCATAGGCCGGCAACAATAGCATCCTGGCTACGTTGATAAAGAGTCATATATAACTCATCTCCTTTAACAGATAAATTAATCTGGAACGCGCATTCTTGAAGTGGCTTAAGACTATTGGTTTCAGGATCGAACATAGATGCTACTATTCTTCTTGATGAACGATCATTCTTGAGTGACCAAAGAATGAAGTCTGTTTGGTTAAGAAAACCGTAAAGACCATCATGGATATCTGTCATACCATCTGGAGCTTTTCCTGTTCCCATATAAACATGTCTGTTCACCATATCTCCATAACATCCTTCGATCTTTCCATTATCATCAGCCCACTGATCCCAGATATGAAGACCAAGATCTTTGACGTCTACCGATCTTTTTTGCCAAATCCACAATATTTCTTTTATGGAATTTTTAAGATTAGTAGGTCTAAGTGAACCAAGAGGAAATTCCCGACGAAGATCGTACTGGTTACATACTTGTAGGATACGCTTCACCTTGACGCCTGTACCGTCACCGTATACCGGACGCTTTACCTCTTCCCACGGCTGGCTCATTATAAGAGCCAAATTGTCTTGAAATATTTTATCTACTCTTGCCATATCCCATATTCTATTAAATATATTTAATGCTATTCGTATGTTTTAATACATCCCCTCGGAGACCTTTCGGTCTCCTTGGTAGATGTAAATCCCGTTAGGGATAAGTCAGGAATATTTCATCCTGTTAGTACCCATCGCCAATGTTATAAGAGGTTTTATATAATGGCAACACTGTTTCGTCAAATACACTACTCCTGTTTAATCACCATCCTTAGAGCTACAGACTTGGGTAAACATCCGTAGGTAACTATATATTCTCAAATAACGTAGTGTTTATTTCAACACTTAGGCTAATAACCCGATCTCTGAAAGAGATGTATTAAACTTTTATAATAGAATTATATTAGTTTAATACTATTTGGGATTATATCAGTAGACAACCAATCTTCCGGGCGCTGGAATACAAACATACCTTTACCATTCCATCCTGAACGAGCAATTAACTTACCTTCTTTTACTGCCTCTAAAGCTTCTCCAAATTTCATAACTGTATTTTTTTTATAAATTAAACTCTTCAAAATCTATTTCAGATCCGGTTGACAAATTGATCATTGACTTCTCAAGTTCTTCCATTGGAATAGGATCAACAATTCCATCGTTTGAAAGTGTTTTCTTGTAGAAGTCGTTTACCACCGGATCGCTTGTTTTTATTGTCTTAGGAATAGGTTGACGAAGATACATTCCTTCAAGCGATTTTACTCTTGAAAGAGCTGTATATAACTGACCTGTTTCGAAAGAGTTGGATACGTCCATCATCGCCGCATCTAAAGTTAGGCCCTGGCATTTATGGATAGTTATGGAGTAACCGATTTTTATCGGATACTGAGTAATAGATCCAATTACCTCAGACTCCACTTTATACCCGTTTCTGACGTATTTTACTTTATCGAACGAACACGGTGTAATAATAACCTTAGTATGTTCTTCATCTTTAGGACGATCAAGAACGACTTCGATCTCTCCATTCTTAATAGAAGACACAACGCCAAGAGAACCATTGACATACTCTCCTCCGTTTCTAGTGATCATAACCCTGGAACCTTCTTTTATAAGAAGCGTCTTTTCAACAGGAGCTTCTTTAGGATAATCACCTTTTATAATAGCTTCGAATTTTCTTAATGATCCAGGAACAGAATTTATTCTCATTTCATTAATGGCCGTAGCCTTAGCGTTGGTTGTAACGATCTCAACATACCCGGCACTATTTTCAGGCTGAATACATCTGCTATTTAACGTACTAAACACATCATCGTCCATCTGACCATCACGAACCTTATTAAGGATGCTGATAAATTTCTCATCTTTCTGACGATATATTTTTTCAAAAGACACCATTTCCATACCAGAAGCCATAATAGACTTCGAACTAAAGAAATAAGATGTATCGTATATTTCTCTAAAAAAATCTTCTTTGATTACAGGTGGTAACTGAAATAAGTCTCCTACCATAATAAGTTTCACGCCGCCAAACGGATCCTTGTCGCCTCTTGCACGACGAAGAATGTCAGCTACGTTGTCAAGAAGATCAGGTCGAACCATAGAAATCTCGTCTATGATAAGATATTTTATATTCTGTAAAATCTTTTCGGATTCTCCTCTGAACTTGTTTTCACAATTGTCCATAAACTTGCCATTCCTTATCTCTGGAATGTAAGGTTGCATACCGATTCTGAAAAAAGAATGAATGGTTTGGCCGCCTGCATTAACAGCAGCAATACCGGTAGGAGCGACAACAACCGCATTTTTTAATGCCGGTATAATACGTTTAAGGAAGAATGTCTTCCCAGATCCGGCCCTACCTGTTATAAAAAGTGGTTTAGATGACTTACAAATAGACTTAATAGCCTTTCCCTGGGCGACATTACCTTCGGACATAACTGAACGAAGAACGCATTCCATTAGTTTTTTGTTGTAACTTATAGCCATATTTTTCTGATTTTGTTCTACAAAACAAAAGTATGAAAATAAGATAAAACATAAAACATAAAATGAATTAATTAGAATTAAAAAGAAATAATAAATTAGACAAGTGGCTTTGTGGCAGACAGTAATGTAGTTTCGTATTGATACAGTTATGGCATAGTAGTGGCTAACGGGTGTTTCCGTCAACATCCTACGAGATTATCGTTTTTCGGCTCTGTCGGCGACCACTAAGAACAGACCCTCTCTCAAGTACCAAACATTACAATGATGAATACTGAGATGAAGGATAAAGATAGGTATCATTATAGAATGATAGTTCTTCTAATGGTATATCCTTGAATACGGATTCACCATCTAAATCATTCTCTACTGTTGTATTAATGTTAGGTAATGATTGGATAGATATATCCATATTCTCTATCTTTTCCTTAAACTGTTCTGCCTTAACATCCGTATTGTCTTCGCTATAGAATGATAGTTCTTCTAATGGTATATCCTTGAATACGGATTCACCATCTAAATCATTCTCTACTGTTGTATTAATGTTAGGTAATGATTGGATAGATATATCCATATTCTCTATCTTTTCCTTAAACTGTTCTGCCTTAACATACGTATAGATGTCTTCGCTTACCGATCCCACCGCTTTAGCCATCTCGCCGGCGAACTCAGCATACATATCCCGTACCTCATTAAAACCTGCCTTTTTGTCAGGAGCGGTATTGTTATAGGTTTTCATTCTCCTACTTACTCTACCGCAGACACCGGCAACGGACGTCCCTACCTCAGCACAGCAGGCTTCCGCATCAGCCAGGCCTGCTTTTACTGTGGCTATCTTCTCCTTACTCCACCCACTAACCTTGTCGTATGATTGTTTAAGACGGTTTAAGAACATGTCCATTCTGCGCTTCTTATCTTCTGCTATGATAGCGCGATAGTACTTTCTTACAATCTGGTTTTGTGTACTTCGCTCATATCCGTCCCAGAAGTCTTTGTGCGCTTCTTTAGCCATAACAGAAGCCAATGACCTTGCTTGTTCTTCTTTCGTCTTTTTACGATCTATGCCAAGGATTTCGCCATCTTCGGAAACAACTTCTTCTGCATTCAAGAAACGTAGGATATGAGTGTTGTCTTTTAAGAAGAAATTGAAATCGTCTTTCTTACTTACTTTTTCTTTCTCTTCTTTCTTTATATCCTTTTCTCCAAAATACCATCTGTTTGTTGCTCCTTTTTTGTACAAGGTCCAGGTATTTGCTATTTGCCAGAAAACGGCTCCATGCCTATATACCGGAATTAGCTTACCTATTGGGTAGTTATGTTCGTTTGCTTCAATGTAAGCATGAGGATTATCTACGTATGTTATAAATTGTACGTTTTCGAACCTTTTTACGAGCTTGTCTTGTATCGCCATACCGACAATCTCTTTCGCTTTTGTTAGTCCTACATTCAAGTACAAGGCAATTGTTTTATTACTTATCGTCGAATCAATTAATCCATAATACGAGTGGCTTCCGTCTACGACATCAGCCTGAGAGTTTGTCTCTCCACTGTTCAGTACAGACTCATTGTTTCTGACTAAATTAACAAACATCGCCTCTCTTATCCTGTCAAGGACCTTTTCATGGTTTGTTATTTCATTTTTCTTTATCTTAATTAAAATCCTATTCTTTGGAAGATTCACTTTTCCACATCCGAGAGTAAGTTGTACGCCATTAACACGATACCTTCTTGCAACGAACGTACTATCCGTCACACGGAACAGTTCGTTAAACATCGGATGTCCTGTCATGTTCTTGAACTTCGAATACCCGATTCCAAGTTTATGAAGAAGATCTTTCTGGTTTTTGAATCTTATTCTCGAATCCCGGCGGGAGATTTTTATCATACAGTATAAAGCATACAATTCCATGAACAGCAAATCATCTGACCACCGTTCTAAAAGCCTAAGACTTATGTTAATATTTCTACCTAATTGTAGCTTCATAATCTGTAACAAAAAAAAATTGGATGGATTTTTGGGGATATCCATCCGATTTGTGTCTTTTTGCAGATAATCTCCAAAATCCCGTTACAGATTTATATCTGTAACGTGCTACAAATATATAAATAAAATTCAAGAATCAAACAATAATACCTTATTTTCAAAATATAGCAGTACAAATATCGGGACAAATCCCGAATCCATTGTCATAAAATACGTTAATTTTAAATTTATAAATCCTTAATCCTTATCTTTGTATCAAAACGATAATCTCATGAAAGAAAGTGATAATAAAGATGTTAGTAATAGAGCTTATAGGCTTTTAGTACCTTATTCCAATACGGTAGATATGGCGAAGAAGATACTTCTGTTTTATAACGGATACTTAATGGCTTCCGGCAATGAGAAGAATGTCATAGATGCGAGGCACTTAAATCTTCTTGCCTATTATTTTGTGTTTGGATATTCGTATGAGACGAAGAAGAAGTTTTCTCATTGTTTCAGTACCGATCTTCAATATGTATCGGTTTTGGATACGGAGATGAAGAAGCGTGGTATTTTGATTGACCGTGAAGGGAATTACAGGACCAGGTGTTTGTGCCCGGATATAGAGAACATGCGCCGTCTTTTTGTATTGGAGGGTTCAAGAGATCAATGTGCGTTGGTTTCTTTATTTTACAGAAAAAAAACTTTTGAATCCGATGGCGAAGAATAATTTCCCTATATCATTTGAGTCACATATTATAGATGATGTGATGGATAAGACCGGGAGCGTTTACGACCGAAACCAAATACGTGACGTTTTTAGAGCCAGTATTTCTTATGCTAATAACTTATGTACGTACACAGATAACGTGTCTGTATCGTTCCCGTATGTAGGCGATATGGTTTGTAACCTTCATGAGATGGAGAGGCGCAAACACAATCTTGAGCGTCTTAAATCCAAGGTAGAAAAATTATCTAAGTATCAGGAAAAAGAACTTCAGTGCCTTGATATTAAGATAAGGATGATAAAGGATGCTTATGACTCAGGTGAGATAAAAGGTGGGGATATGTTGATAAAACACAACAAATTATCTATCTTTAAATCTCGTAAGGGTCATAGTTTTAGTGAAATACAAAATATTCAAGAACAGGAATTTAACAGATAAGTCATGAAAAAAATTTTGCAAGCGGAAGTTATATACGATGCTTTTATGGATACGATATTAAAAAAACTTCCAAGAAAAAAAGAAGATTATCCTGATTGGTACAAGGAACGTCTTGAAAAGTGTGAAGGATGTAAATTCAATACCAAGAACGTCCCTAACTCTATGCTTCCTCTTTCTTTGTACGTAAGCAAGAAAATAGGTAAAAATCGTTGTTCGGTATGTACGTGCTTCATCAAGCAGAAGGCCTGGAGCAAGACAGAGGAGTGTGCGCTTGGGGAGGGGCTTCCCCGTCCTTCGTGGATGGATCGTCAGTATTCTATTGATTTTTATGATGAGAAGTCAAGATGGAACAGATTAGAGCTTATTACAATGGATTCTGATGAGTTTAATGTTATTTCTACAGATGACAAGCAATATAACATTGACCTATCTAAAGACGGTAAATCATTTGAAATTATTTTCGAACCGGTAGAAAAAGGGAACAGTATAAGGTTTTCATTTGTTCTTGAGTCGAAGCATGATATGAAGATAACAGCATCAGAGACATCTTGTGGTTGTACGTCATCTAATTTGAATATCATTGACTCACGTCACTTTAAGTTCAATATAGAGATACATACAGCAGGATTTGGAATAGGAAGATTCGTAAAGCACATGACTGTTCACTATCAAAAAAATGGGTCTAAAAAAGAGGAAAAAATTCCGTTTAATTTTGAAGGTACTATAATTCAAAAAAGTTAAGTTATGGGCGGATATGGTAAAGCAAGGCATTTACAATGCGAGGATAAAAGGAAGTCCTTATTTTCTATGTTGCAGGCATCTTGTGACGATCTCCCCGATTATTCTGCCGGGGACATTCTCTATGCCGTACTTAGATCTTTTGCAAAGAAAAGAGGATTGTCTGTTTCTTTTTTAAGGACGTTGACAGACAGCGAGCTTTTTGAAGTGGCTGATTATAATTTATCAATGGAGTTGATGGACGTTATTATTCATGATAAAAAGGTTCTTGACAATGAAGAAGATTGATTTTGATTCAGATATAAAGCATCTTATTTCTTATTACAACCATCTACTGTCTGCGCAAGACAAGGTGGGGGAGGATATGGAAGAGCTAACTAAGGATATTATTAGAAAGAAGGATGAGGAAGACAACATAGAGTTAGAAGACTTTATTGATCTGGAGGAAAAGTCGTTTATGACCAACTTGTATCAACAAGAGATGCTGAAAGTATCTTCTTCTATAAAGGCAGTTTACAGGTTATCTATTAACGCCGGTCATGATCTCAATGTAGATGATGACAGTAAGAAGGTTCTTGATAGGATAGTAAATGACGGAGAATCAGATTTTATTATGTACGTTGATAATAATACTGGTTCTGTTGTATTCAAAGACGAATCTGTTGAGGAAGGAATAAAAAACATGTGCAAGTATCGTGTTGGTCCATCTTCTCTTGAAGACAGGTTTAATATGCTTAAGTCTCAGTATGAGGATTTTTTAAAAATAGTGAATAATGAAGGTAAGAAAGCCGACTAACGATGATGTCTCTTACGTAGATCGAAAACTTCTTGTGCTAAGGGATCAGATAGATAAAGCTGAACGTTATCTATCTGAAAACCCTTGGGATAAAATAGAAGATTCTGATAAGAGGGAGAAAGAATTTAGGTTTCAAAAAAGCTTGTCTGATAGCTTAATGCAATGGACTGAATCTTATATTAAGATGTGTGGGATAATGGATGTCTATAATCAGCTTGAGGCTGCCAAAAACAAGAAAAGTCTAAAAGGAGGACAAACAGTATCAGGTATTCAGTCTTTTGTCAAGAATGAAGCTAAGAACAAGCTCGATAAATAGTTTTGTCATGAATTTTAACAGTAAAGAACTTTATATAAATATGGGTAACGATATCCCGTTATGGAATGACCTGTATTCTTATGAAGAGCAAGACGATGATGTCAAGCAATTCTGGGAGAATGAGGCTATGAAACTCCTTAACGGTGTTACTATAAATGGGGTATTTATACATCCTTGGCTATATTGGCATATCAATTTCTGGAAGATGATGATTGACGTAGGAGATGATCGTATTCCTGGAAATTCTCAGCTTCGTGATAATGAATGGATGTTTGCCGAATTTCTAAAGCAGGCTGAAGAAGAGAATAAAGGAATATTCATGTTCGGGTGCCGTCGTTTTGGGAAAGCCCTTCTTGATTCTGAGATACTTTATCTTGAGGACCGGGAAAAGATGATAGGAAATATTGTTGTAGGGGATAAGATATATGACGATAAAGGTAATTTGGTAGAGGTCGTAGGTGTCTACCCTCAAGGGAAAGTAACCACCTACAGAGTCGTATTCGAAGACGGTCGTAACGTTATTTGTTGCGGAAATCACCAATGGCGTGTCAATCATGGCGGAAAATGGCATGTTAGGAGTCTTAGATCCATAGCCGGATTAGATTATAAGAGTATGTCTATTCCAGTAGGTGAGGCCCTGAACTACCCTACGGCAAAGCTGCCGGTTCCGCCGTCAGCCTACGCCTCGATGCTAGCGGCTTATCTCGGTGGCTATGGAGGGGATATGTTTTTTGATAAATACGTTTGTAAGAAGTTTTTAAGATCGTCCATAGATCAAAAGAAAGATTTTATAGAAAACTTCATTCGTTCTTTCAGAAACGTAGTAACCGGAGAAGAAGAGCTTACGTTGTCTCATATTGACATGGATGTCATAAATTTTGTACAACGTATGTTTTGGGCTTCATGTTGGTATGCTAAATTGGAGGGGAATAAACTTATACTATCAAGGAATCGTAAGGAATTAAAAATAAGATCCATATCGATATACGGAAAGGAGCATGCCACTTGTATAACCGTTGATAATGATTCTCATTTATTTTTGACCACCAATTACATCGTTACTCATAATACGGCCATAATGAGTTCTCTTCTGGCTCGTAATGCTACAATGACGTACAATTTGACGCATAATGTTATTGGAGCAAGTAAAGAAGACCTTGCCAATATGGGAGAGTATCTTGAGTTTGGACTTGATAATCTTCCTCCTTATCTTACTATAAACAGGACTGGTAACGACTGGACTAAAGAAGTTTTTTTAGGTACAAGAAACATCAATAATCAACGTGATGTTCATGCCAGAATAAGAATCACCAACGTTGATGATGGAAAGACACGAGGCTCATTGAAGACCGCAGGCGGAACTCCATATACGTCTATATATGATGAGGTAGGTAAATTCCCGGTGCTTGGGGCATGGCTTGCCGGTAGGCCAGCTCATATGATGCATGGTAGAATGAGGGGCGTTTGTTTGATGTCGGGAACTGGCGGTAATGTAGAAAAGTCTCAAGATGCCCAGAAAATCATGAACTCTCCGGACGAATATGGATTCATTATAATGAATTATGATATTCTAAATAAGAGAGTTATTAAACCAACATGGCGTATATGTAAATCTGGATGCTTTGTTCCGGCCCAGATGTCTCATGCTTATGAAAAGAAAGAAACGACTCTTGATAAGTATCTTGGAGTAGAGAATGCTCCCGGTCTTAAGAAGATAAAAATAAAAGTTTCAGACTTTGATAAAAATACTGGAATAATAAAATCACGTCTTGACGAACTTGTCAAAAAGGATAGAGCTTTATACGTCCAGGAACGAATGGCATTCCCTTTGTCTATAGATGATTGTTTCCTTAATACGAACGTAAATAGGTTCCCTGTAGAAGATGCGTTGAAGCACAAAAGCCGTCTTCTTGAAGAAGGTAGGCCTGGTAAAACAGTGGATATTTATCAGATAGACGGCATGAAAATGGGGTATAATTTTAGTGATAAGCAGCTTGCTGATTATCCGTTTCAAGGTGGTAACATAGATTCTCCTGTTGTTATATATGAGGAGCCACCAGAAGAAGGAGGTGTTTTTGATTACACTTATGTCTCATCGCTTGACCCCTATAAATCTGACAAGGCTGATACTGATTCTGTTGGTTCGTTTTATGTACTTAAAAGATATGTAAAAATCAACGATCCATTTGCTTATTGCATAGTAGCATCATACGCATCACGTCCTCCATCTTCCGATGATTTTTGTAGGAATTGTGAAATACTTCAAGAAGCGTATGGGGCCAAGTGTCTTATGGAGAATGCCGACCGAATGTATGAATTTTATCTTGCGAGACGAAATAAGCAGCTTATGTTGCTGGAAGATGGCGAACGTCTTGCCGGTAAGATTATCCGTGCCGGAGCCCGTCAGAACAATAAGCTCGGTTTGTCTCCTACGGTTCCCAATCAGCGTATGCTTTTCAATACCGTTATTCAATATTGTTGGGAGGATGTTGTTGTTGGGTATGATGATGATGGTAATGAAATAACACAGAAAGGTATTTACCGTATCCCTGATATAGAACTTCTTGATGAGATCATAGCCTTCGGCCCCGGGACCAACACCGACCGTATCATAGCCTTCGGCCACGCTCTTCTTCTGGCTAAGTATTATGATGATATGGGTTACATGCCTGAAAGTACGACTCAGAAGGAGAATCAAAAGAAGAGAGAGCGCAAGAAGATAGAACAGGTCAAAGGATTTACGGTAAGAAAACATAACCCTTATAAAATGAGGTGACGAGAACAAATTCCTTATCTTTGTGAAAAATAGGATAATAGGATGGAATATTTCAATAGAGATCAGGCTTTTCCGGCCAGAGGAGTATTTTCAGGTTTGCCGGTACAGGCGATACCTACCAAGAGAAAAACCAAGGAGTGGTTTAAAGCCACTATGGATTCTCTTGAATTGATTGGCTTAAAGCAGCTTGATGAGAACCAAAAGTTCAAGGATTTTTATAGAATGATGGAAGGTAAGTTATCCTTTATGGAGCTGAAAGACGTAATTCCTTATCTTAAGGATGTTCAGTCTATAAGGGACAATGTAAATATTCCATCATTCTTACGTCATTATGATATAATAGGTACGATCGTAAACGCTTTTGTAGGATGGTTGGGCAACCTTTCTGACAAGTATAATGTAGTTGGATTGGACGAATCTGAAGTGAATCAGTATTCTGCCACGAAGGAGAATCTCCTTCATAATTACATTAAAGAGGAATTGGACAGAAGGGTTAGGCAAGAATTGTTAAATAGGGGATTGGATCCGGATTATAATAATTTTGCAAGCGAAGAAGAAAAGCAGGCTTATGCTCAACAGATACAAGAGGTGAAAGCATCTATGACCCCTCCTGAGATAGAGAATTTCATGAATACAAAATGGAAGACTGCCGAGGTTATATGGGGTTCTCATACGCTTGAAGCAGACAGGGGGCGTTTTTACATGGATGAGATAGACACCGAGAATTTCATCGACTATCTTCTTACCGGTCGTTGTTTTAGAAACTATCATGTAGGATACGACTATTATAAGCCGGAGAGATGGTCTCCGTTGAATACGTTTTATTCTAAGACATTAGATAGCAAGTATCCGCAGTACGGTGATTATATTGGTCGTGTTCATTATTATACTGCCAATGATATTATAGTAAGGTGGGGGCATCTTCTTACGGCAAAAGACAAGCAAAAGCTTATAGGAGGTGCTGATAATTTCAATGGTACTTATAACAATGGTGATAATGGAAGCTATGTAAGTTTATCCAAATCGGCGAGTGTAGGGATGTTATATCAGAATAAGGTAATACCTTGGAAAGGATATAATGATTATGCTTCTATAAAAGCTTATGAGGATTATTACGGTATTCCAGCCGGCACATATACCGGATACGATAGTAATGGCAACGAATATCACAGAACCAGATTCATGCCAAATTTAGAGCATGGTAATTATTATAACCGTGCCCAGAGTTTAAGCGACGAGCATGTTCGTAGTGATTTGTATCAGGTAACTGAATCATATTGGGTATCCCCGGCTCAGGTGTATGTAATTACCTACCAAACTGAAACCGGATTAGTAACTACCGAAATGGTAACCGACGAGCTTCTTCAGGACTTTTTACAGGAAAATGGTATTAAGAAAATTACCAGAACCATGAGTAAGGGAATGGAGAACCCGGAGATTAATACCTATTTCGTAGATTACGTTCCACAGGTAAGGTACGGGGTTAAAATAAGTGGAGGTGCCCTCGCTCAGGACAACCTGTATCTGGATGGAGAACCTATCGATCACCAGATAAAAGGGGATAGCAACATCTATGACTTTGTTTTACCTGTTGCCGGATATATCGGTACTTCTATGGCTAACAGGATTCAGCCATATCAAATATTCTATAATTTCTCCATAAACCAGATAAACAATATTCTTGAAAAGGAGATCGGTAAATTCTTCTTAGGAGATATAAATCTGGTTCCGAGTGAATACAAGGATTTGGGTGAAGATGTGGCTGATATATGGGCAAACCTTCTTGATGTAGCTAAGTCTGTAGGTGCTCTTACATTAGATACCTCATCTCAAAACACGAAAGGTGGTGTCCCTTTCAACCAGTTTGCTGTCTATGATTTGTCCCAGACAGAGCAACTTAAAACAAGAATGGAACTTGCTGAATGGTCGAGGATGAAATGTTTTGAAATGGTTGGTATCACGCCTCAAGTAATTAACGGCCCCAACAGGTATGAGACCGCCACCGGGGTCCAGCAGGGCGTTACAGCATCTATGTTACAAACACAGATATACTTTGATAACTTCGGTTACTTCAAGAAACGCGCTTTGGATCTTCATCTGGCTGTTGCTCAACAATGTCAGGAAGAAGGAAAGGATATTTCTGTAATGTACACAAAAAGTGATCTTACCAGAGCGTTTTTATCTATAGGAACCGACGGTCTTAGTCTAAGGCATCTTGGTGTTCAGGCATTATCTAATTCCAAGAAAAGGGATGAGCTTGAGAAATTTAAAACTTTCATGTTGCAGCTAAATACAGCCGGAGGCGATATTTACGATCTTGCATCTATCTTCACATCAGATTCTATGGTGGAACTTATACAGAATGCAAGGAATACTCGCGCATACAACGAGCGTCAGATGCAGCAGCAACAACAGAATCAGATGCAGCTTAACCAGCAACAGATACAAGCTGAAGCTGCTGAGAAGGATAAGCAACGTCAGCATGAACTTGCTTTGGAAGACAAGAAAGGTCAATACAGGATACTTCAAGAGAAGATTCAGGCGGCAGGCAGGGCGGCAGACGCCAAGAGCGACGCCACCTCCCTCAACTTCCTGGCTTCTGTTTCAGATCAGACCGTAAGGCAAGCTGATATAGAAAGCAATGAAAGGATAGAGGATAAGAAAATTGAAAACGATTCCAAACTTCATGATGATGAAATGAGAATGAAAATGGAAGAGTTAAAATTAAAATCCAAAGAGCTTGCTCAACGAGCGAGGGAAGATGCCACCAAAAGGTATGTAGCCGGAATCAATAAGAATTAAGGATTAAACATCCCCAAATTTCATTAGAAAATCTCTAATAAAATTTGGGGATGTTTAATTTTTAGTGAAGATTAAACACTTATAAGTTTTTTGTCTGAAATATAGGTATTTAAATATTTTTGCAGTATGGGAAAATTAGAAAAAAATGGAATAGTAGAATTGGACGATATTTTTAGTATCGGTCCAGTTGATGATGTTTATAATAGGGAAGAAGATATTCTGCCTATTAATGGTAATGAACCGGCTAAAAAAGATGAGAAGCCTGTAGAAGAAGGTTCTCAAATTAAAGAAGATCCGGTTGTCGATCCTACTCCTGATCCTAAAGAGGATAAAAAAGGAGAAGAGAATGTGGTTGACGTTAAACAGGATCCGGTAGAGACCCCGGTTATCAATTACAGAAAAGTATTGGATGCCCTTTCTTCAAGGGGAATCATTCCCGATTTGAAAGATGTGGTGTTTAGCGGTGAAAACGGTGAAGAGATTACTATCAATGATCTTGATTTTAGTAAAGAAGATTCGTTGTGTGATATACTATCTACAGTCCTTGAAAGCCAGAAAGAGGACATTGTTAAGGATAAGATAGATGTTACCTCTGTTTCTGATATTACTAAGAAGCTTATCCAGGCTGATAAGGCCGGCGCGAATATCGTTGATATTCTTAAGCAATATGATACGAATGTCGCTCCGATAGAAAAGCTTGACATTGAAAACAAAGCAGATCAGATAAAGATCGTTCGCCATTATGTTGATCTTCTTGGGTTGCCCAAAGATGAAGCTGATGAGTTTTTCAAAGGCATTATCAATAAAGGAGAAGAGTATGTTGAAGCAAAGGCTATAAAGTACAAGGCTGAGCTTGATAAGAGAATGGATGATATTATCCAGCAACGTACTAAAGAGGCTGCCGAAAAGAAGGCGAAGGATGCAGAAGATTTTAGAAGGTATAAGAAAGACCTTAAGTCTTCTATCCAGGCAAAGTATCAGCTAAATGACACTATGGTATCTAAAGCTCTTGATTTTGCCCTAAAACCTTCTGAATCGAATCCCGGAATTACCAAAGCATTTAATAGGGTAAGGGAGATGATGATGAATCCGGAAGAAGCGCCAGATTTGATTATGTTTCTTATGAACCCAGGAGAGTTCATAAAACAGAAGTCGAATCAAGCTGTAGTTGATGAGAAAAAGAAAATTTATAAGCTCATCAGCCATACAAATAAAGACAAGAGGGTGGCTCCGGTAGATGATAAAGGTGATCAAGTTCAAGGTGTGAAGTTCGATGAAATCAGTATAGATTAAAAATTAAAACATTTTTTCGTTCATGGCTAATGTACTTTTAACAAAAAATTTCCCGGCCACCATGAATGGTGACACGGTGATTGGATATACCGACGCTAAAGTCGTTAAGCAAAGTATCGTAGAACACGATCTTAGCTCTTTAGAAGATTGGTACTACGAAGATCCGGATAAGAACCATCTGGGTATGCTTGAGTTGTTTTCTAACATTACAAACTATCCTCTTCCTATGTATATGGGTATGATCAAACAGGATGCTACTATTACCGTAAATGGTATCAATGGTTCATTCCGTTATGATCTTCCGGTATCAGAGACGTATGAGGTGGTTACAGTAGAAGACACGTCTTTGAAATATGCAAAACCCGGTATTGATGAAAGCTTCTTCGAAATTGTGTTGAATGCACAATTTAAACAAGGAGATGTTATTACTTACGATGTGATTAACGGTTGCCAGGCTCTTATCTCTACAGAGCGTCCTCCTAAACAAGAAGGTGAAAACTGGAGATACTGGTGTAAGCTGTGGGGTCGTTCTCGTGCTAAATACTTCCCGAAAGACATGCTTCGCGCCGGCATTAAATACTGGAAGGTAACAAACGTTCTTGGTGAGTTCTCTACTCAGTTCTCTGGTGTAGGAGGTGCTTCTAAGGCCGGTTCTATGACTTGTGAATTTACGCTTGGTGGACACCGTGGTGTTGAAGGTGAAACGACTATGTACGCTGGTATTAAGTCTTTGGCTTATGCTGACGAACGTACACAGAATTTCATCGACAAGGCTTACCAGAAAGTTCGTCAGCTTTCTGAAATCAGAGGAGGTGATGCAAGTTATGCTATCATCGGTTCTCGTCTTGGTGACGGAAGCATTGATATGCGTACAGCACGTGTAGCCAATACAGTGTCTTTGTTCTGCTTGGCTGAGTTGGCTAAGATGGAAGCATACGAACTTATGTTCATGCGTGGAGGTAGAGTCAAGGGTCATAATGGTGTTTTGATGAAAAACGAAGGTTTGTATCATCAACTTCGCCGTGGTTTCGTTATCTCATATGCACGTCCGGGCGGTATCAAGCGTGAACATTTCCTGGCTGCTGCCGACTATATTTTCCGTGGTCGTAGCGATATGCCGATTGAAAATCGTGTAATGAAATTCAAGGTAGGTGCTATGGCTTATAAGAACATCGTTGAAATCTTCCGTGATGAGTTCTTCTCTCAATTAGGTGCTTTGGCTCCGCTTATGGGTACAGAACGTATCATCAATAACCCGGTAACAGGATCAAACGATGCTCTTGAATTAGGAACTGTAAAGATCAAGGGTGTTACTATTCCGGGTATTGGTAAGGTTATTGTAGAACACGAACCTTCTTTGGATTACGTTGATATGGTAGATAGAAGCCAGTTGGTAGACGGCATGACTCCTATCACATCATATTCATGTATTATGGAAGACTTGACCGCTCCTGAATATTCCAATGCATTCGCCGGCATCCCTGCTTCAGCCGAAGCTCGTATTGGTAATATCAACAGCAACGTATTCTACGTTAAGCCTGATATCGGTTCTATGTGGTGGGGTTACGAACAAGGTAGATGGTCATCCAGAGTATCGGCTCAAGAAATTGTATCCAGCCATCCTCGTATGTCAGAACAATTCTGGTGCCATTCTGTATCGGCTTGTTGGGTAAAAGATACCAGCCGGTTCGTAACAATTGAATTGTTACCAAGCTCTTTGTAATCATAACTTTTAATATTAACTTGCGGTCGGCTTTAAAACCGGCCGCAAATTTTGTTTTCATAGGATATATAAAAAGATGGGAAAAAAGATTTTTGAAGAAAGCCATGAGTCTAAGAAACTGCTGGCTACCGTAGGAGGAATGAAGATATATTCCGACTCTATTTATGTTATAACAGGTAAGATGGATGAAGAAGCTCCTTCCGGATATCAGGAAAGAGGCATTTCCAAGACTCCTTTCCCTGGGAACAAGACAGTATCTTGTTGTGGATGGGATAAGGATCTTAGGGTGTATGATACCGGTTTCTTCATCAATTCAGCATGTTATAAAGGTTACTCACTTGAAGACAAGAAGAATGAAATGGATATGCGTATTAATAATATTCGGTATCCGTTTGAAGAAACTGTCAATGAGGACCTGGACCAAAAGAATTTCGATTTCTGGGATTCTTACAGAATTGACTTGTATGATGGTCGTTTGTTCTACACTAATGACGTTCGTGATTTATTTGAGTTGTATATAGCTATTTTGTCCAAGTCTCTTACTCCTAAAGAGGAAGATGGTAATCCGATGTATGTCGAATCTTATTATTGTGTAGAAGACAAGACTACGGCCGTAGATATCAGGAAACAACGTCAGATTGACAAGGCTGATATTTTATACGAGTTCATGAACAAATTGAAAGGATCTGAGGCTGAAAGGAAAAGCATCTACGATCTGCTTTTGTATCTTGACATCATATACAGCGTAGAGCTTGATCAGAGCATGGTTCAATACATATTCACTAATTGGATTGACGCCAAGAATACGAACGTTGATATGTATAAAGAAGCAAGCTCAAGGTTCTTGTCTGATGATGAATCTTCTGAGGGAATGCAGGTGATTAAATTCCATCGTATGATCAGGGAAATGATCGAGGGCCTGGCTGTCACCGTCAACACCGACGGACTGTATCTGAATGGAGAGCTCCTGGGCGCCGACGCTATCTCTGCGTCTATGGCTCTTGCTTCCAATAAGTCGATGTTAGAAACTAAGTCACGTGTCCTGGAAGCGTATAATGCTTTAAAGAACAAGCATAAAAAAATAGAAGGCACTAAGTCTGACAAGAAGAAAAAGAAAGATGAGAAAGATTTCGATGTTGATCAATACGCTGACAAAAAATAATAATTTATGAGAATCGTTGATTGTTATCTCCGGGCCTTACAGAAGGCTGAAGAAAACATGACCAACGGTGGTATAAAACTTGACAAGGCACGTTTTGTTCAGCTTTTTAATGACGAACAAAACCGCCTTGTTCGTTATATCCTTGATAAGAAAAATGAAGAGGATATACGTTATATCCAAAAGCTGGTTGTGTATTCGAAAGAACTTAATGAGAGAGGAGATAAAGATAATCCGGAAAGCACTTTGTTTTCATTGCCTTCTGATTTCTTTTCTTTTTCAAACATATCAGGCGTATTTACCAAAGGTGAATGCACGGTCACTGATTTTACCATGTGGGAGGCTAAGAACGAAAACCCGCATGAACTTATTGCCGACTCTTTTAACAAACCTGATTTTGATTTTAGGGAAACATTCTATACAATAGGCGAAGATTCGGTAAGGGTGTATAAGTCTGGTTTTGATGTAGACACCGTTCACCTTACGTATTACCGCTATCCGAAGGAAGTTGACATCGAAGGATATGTTAAATCCGATGGTTCTAATTCAACCGATATAGATCCTGAATTAGATGATAAATTAATTGGTATTATCCTTAACATGATTGAAAAACAATTTGCTTTGAATGAAAGCGAATACGGACGTTATCAAATAGATTCAAACAACGTCCAATCTCCTTTGTAGCAGAAGAAAGGCATATCCTAAATTAAAGATTATCAAAAAGCATTAAGAATTAATTAATTCATAATGCTTTTTGTTGCTTATATGACTATCACTATTTTTGAGACAGATAACAGAATATTAATTTTTAAAATATTATAAGGCTATGGCTATCCATAAACCGTATGACAGACACATTATCTGTCCTCCGCACGCTAAGTTGGCGGACGTAGATTCTTTGTTGCTTCAAGAAGGTCAGATCGCTATCTATGATTTGGATGGTGAGCAGACTGAAGATGGTTTGAAAGCGTTGAAAGACTTGAAAGGATATCGTAAGGACGAACAACGTTTCCAGATCAGAATCGGACGTAATGAGATGGTTAACGACCGTGTATCTGATGATAAATCATTCTCTACACCCACGTTTGCTATTGATGAAATTATAGAAGTGTATGCTTCTGCTCCGAAGAGCAAAGAAATTAAAGTAGATGAGGTTATTTTCGGTTATAACGGAATTGACGACAGTACCGCTATTACAGCAAGAAAAGGCGATCGTATCCCTATCCATATTAAGCTGACAGGACGTTTGTTCGAGCTTCGTGGTTATCCGATGGGTGAGGTGAATATTGATGATTACATCATTTTCGAAAACTGTCCGGGTCGTGAGGATATGTGTTCAGAATGTGATCCTTGCGAAGATGTTGATATTTTGGCTGCTATCTTGAAAACAATCGAACGTATCAAGAATCAGCCGATTGCAGGTGGTGGCAAGGTAGGTGATTTTGTAGAAATCCATCCTATCCATTCTTGTGACGAGTTGGAAAAAACTCCGGTGGAAACCGACATGAATTTCTATTGCATGGAAATGTGTGATACCGGTGATGCTTATGCCTTGGCTCAGCTTAAGGCTGCTTATCCTGGTTTGGATATTAAGAGAGTTGGACGTCATCTTTCTACTTCCAAATATCAGGTGATGAAAGAAGGTGGTAAGCCTGCTGATTATACTCAAAAGCTGTCTTCTATAATGAAAGGCTGCGAAGAGTGTCCTGATGGATATACTAAGGTAGATGGCGGTTTGATTTATGCTGTAACATTGGAAGATGACGGTGTAGACCAATCTACTACTGTAGAAAGTCTGAAAAACGCTGTTGCCAGCACAGCTAAGAAAACGGCTGCACAGGATGGTGGTGTAGGAATGTACACTGTAGCTGTAAGCAATAAACTTACTAAGGCTGACATCGATACTTTTGTGGAATCCAACCCGACTGCAACAGTAACGTTCGTGGCTAAGACTGCTGACATGTGTAACAATCCTACTGTTACTACCGTTAGCTGGGAAGCGTGTGGTTCTTGTAAGATTTCGAAAGAAGCTTATGAAATTACGTTGCCGGATGATGAATGTGGTGGTAGTGCAAAAGCAGAATTACAGGCAGCATTCCCGTATCTGACAATCGAAGATTATGGTACACCTGGTGGATGTCAGCACAAGTTTAAAACCGTTGTAGTTACTAACATGGTTTGCGACGAATGCGATAAAATCTTCAAAGACTTCTTTGTGTCGAAAGCGCCCGAATCTTATCGTGGACGTAATTGGAAACGTTTGGGTGCTGTAGCAGGAGATCAGTCTATTATCGCAGACCCGCTTCCTAAGAACTGCAAATGCGGTATTTTGTTCCGTGGTATTGACTACATGATTTCTCCGTCTGACTGTTTGATTGACCGTCTGACATTCCAAGAAGGATCTGTTCGTATTGCTGTAAATGGTGGTTATCCGGATGAACAGCGCGAGGCTATCAGCACGTACTTCAACCCGATCCATAACGAATACAAACAGCACTGGGCTCCGCGTACTCACCTTGGCGCTGAATTGCTGGATAAAGAACGCGAACAACGTATGTTCTTCGACTTCCGTAAGACTCACCAAGAACTTATGGAACGGATGTTTACCAACGAAGAAACCCGCTTAGACCTGTTGGCTCCGTATGCTGATTATTCAGTAACGTTGAAGCCGGCACGTTACTCTAACGGCTTCGGTAGGGTAATTGATGATCATATTACAGTACACTTCCATGTACCGTATGGCGCTCACGAAGGTATTCAAGACCTTATGGACTTGTTAGCTGCTTCGGCAAATATCAAGCCCTGCAAGATTTGATTTTCCTTTTTTCTATATATCCCAAGGGGGAGGAGGCTGGTCCTCCACCCCCTTTTTTGTAATAAAACAATTTGAAATAAGTTAGTTTCATATGAACGGCGTGGATTCTTTAGTCGGTGCCTTAGGTAGGGGCATTGATAAAATAACCAACATAGTTGGAAAATGGGGTTCCTCCCAACCGGTAGATGACAGCAAATCCGGTATAAAAATAGGGGACAAAATCTACCAAGTGGTTGTGTCCTTAAATGGCTGTTATTGGTATCTTGACGAAGAAGGTAAGAAGCATCCTGTTTCTGGTATTCCGGCCACAACCGAATGGGAGTGGATTAACATAGCTGAGAAAGTTATCAAAGATTTCAAAACCTGTTACCGTACACCTGGTGGAAAGGTTGAAGTATGGAGTTGGTATCTTCTTAACGATCAGATGGATGTTCTTAAAGAAACCCATAGAATTACCGACAGTACCGACATGGATAATCCGGTAGGTAAAGTTCTTACTAAAATACCGGACGAATGGGTTATGATCGACTGCGATCTTCCTGATATGACAGAACGCGACATTACGTTCGTCAACAGATGTTATAAGACTCCGGATGGTAAGGTTGAAATAGAAGGATTGGAAGCCATAGATGATAAGATAAATATCAGGGAGTCTATTTATACCGTTATTCAGTCGACTGACGATAATTTTCCTGCCGGCCATGTTTTCAGGCTAATTCCAGAAAATTGGGTTAGAATGGTTTGTGACTTTCCTGACATGACAGAGCGAGACGTAACTTACGTTCTTGAATGTTACACTACTAAAAAGGGGAAAGTGCAAGTAGAAGGTTTGGTGGCCATAGATAACATTCTTGGAGCCAGGGAAAAGGTTTATACCGTCCTTCAGTCTACCGATCCTGATATTAAGGTAGGGGCCGTGCTGGATTCCATTCCCGAAGATTGGGTGAGGATGGTCTGTGATTTTCCTGACATGACGGACCGGGAAATTGTTGAAGTAGACGAATGCTACAAGACAGATGGTGGTAAGGTCAATATAAAAGGTTATCAAGCTATTGATGGCGTTCTTGGTGTAAGGGAACAGTATTATTATATTGTTAAGACAACGGACGCCGCTTATCCTCAGTGGACGAGAATAGATAAGATACCTAACGAATGGACGAAAACCGAATGCGATTTTCCTGATCTTACGGAAAGACATATTATGTCCGTAGATGAATGTTACACTACTCCTGGTGGCAAAATACATCTTGGTGGATACAGGTCGGTAGATAGCATAATAGGAGTCCGGGATGAGTATCTTATTGTTTTAGAAACGACCGACCCTGATATACAAAGAGGCGCCACATTCAGCAAAATACAAGAAGGATGGCAGCGTATTGTCTGTGATTTCCCTGATGCTACTACATCCGACACGGAAATAGTAGAAAACTGTTATAAGACGGAAAAGGGCAAGGTTCAGATCCGGACATACATGACAATGGACGGATACGGAAATACAAGGGAATTGAGACATATGGTTCTTAAAACAACCGACCCTGATTACAATATCGGATCCAATATCGATCAGATACCGGTAGGGTGGTTAAGTATCGAGTGTGATTTTGCGTCTGCTACACAGCGCCATATAAGACAGGTCAAAAACTGCTACGTTTCTGATGCAGGGAGCATCTACGTTGAGGGAGAAATCGTTTACGACAATGACCTTGACGTGGACAAGATGGAGCTGACGGTCATGGAAAGCACTGACACGGCGATAGCCGTAGGGACGGAGCTGGAGGCTATTCCCTCTGGCTACGTGAGAACAGTTTGTAGATGTAATTGTTGCAACCACTAAATCTTATTGTCATGAGCTGTAACGAATATTTTTTAGTAACACTGGAGTCTAAACCGACTCCAGTCCGTCATAAATACACGAATTTAACAGACGAATGGTATGGTCCTGATGGTGTTAAGTACGAAGATCCTGATACGATAGCCAAAATAGAAGAACAAGCTACAGATAAGAATCGTATAGGGGATAACACCTTATATCAGAAACTTATTGAAATACATTCTCAAGGAGAGTCAATAAAATCAGACATCGGAGACATAGGTCAGGTATTAGATTACATAAATGGGGAGGAAGTGTAATGGGAACCATATCAGATAAGTTAATGAGGGTCATAAATACCAAGGAGGATATAAGGAAAGCCCTTATATCCAAAGGGTATGATGTACCTACTTCCATACCCTTTAAAGAGTATGCGAAAATGATATCCGATTTACCTTGTAAAGTAGATGATTTTCCTAAACTTCCGGGCGATGTCACTCGTTGGCATTTCGGCGGCCTGACCAACGATATGATGGCAGCTATGGACGATCCGAGGATCGAGGATGCGGACCATAAAGGTCGGTTCTTATCCTTCAAGAATTTCGCTTGGAAGGGGATGTCCGGGGTAGGTGGATATACCGAGAACTATGATAGCAATAGATGGTATAAGGTAGCATCAAGAATTGATACTACTTGGACTTATAAGTCTTTTAATGTAAAATCAATAAAGGACAACAATTCAGCTCAATTATTTTATCAATCACTATCAAGTAATACTGGATTTAGGGTTTTATCATGTACTATCAAAGTTTCTGGTTTAACAGACGGACAAGGAATTGAATATGTTTCGAATGGGACACGACCAACTGTTATAATGAGAATTGAAAATGATGGTATATATCATCTACCAAGTTTTGATTTTGGAGCTAAAAATGCTTATTACGGATTCAAGTTCTTAAAATTACAGGAATCTTGCAATATCACCATCGAACAACTACCTCTCTACCCCGGTGCACTCGTCTTTGACGGAGTAGACGATTACGTTACCTGTGATAACTTCCCTGTTCTGACTAAGGAAAAGGGATATACGGTTGTAGCGTTGAGACAGTGGATTACAAGGGGTGAAATAGCCCAAGGATTAGTATCTAATGTAAAGAATTGGCTCAAGGATGGTGCCTTCTTGTTAGAATATAGAAATATACAATCCGATCATCTTAATAAGCCTATATCTTTTGGAGCAATAGGGAGTGAAATGGATTTACCACACATCCTTACTTATCAGACATCTAAAAGTTATAATGGTGTTTCGATTACAACTGGTAATTTTGAGGGAACAGATGTGCTACATGTTGGGAAATTAGCTCCAACTAATGTAGAAACTTGTATTAACGCTGCTATCTGGGAACTTGTATTTCTCGATCACGATGCCACCGAAGAAGAACTGACCAAGATCAAAGACTACTTCGTCAAAACCTATCCTTGGTTATTCTTTGATCAAGCATGGACAGTGGTAGGCAAAACCAACGAGGACGAAGATCGTGCTACTATTGCCAACATTACGGGCAATGGTAATGATCTTGTACTGTCGAACTTTGGGTTTTCAGAAGGGAGTGGGTATGGGTTGTATGCTCAAAATTACATTTCATACGCCATTACTAACAGAGCTGTTTATACAAAAACCAATTCATCGATTCACGTTACAAAGTCTATAACAGCAGGGGTTAATTTCACAGAATCTGCGAGAGATGTAACCATTCCATCGTACAGAATAAAAGTTACTGGTATACAGTCTGGTCAAGAGATGATTTATAGAGGGAGTAATAATACTTTTTTAACGAATATTCCATCAGACGGAATTTATGTTCTTCCTGCTGTAGAAAATGGATCTAATTTAGGATTTCAATTTGTTTCGTATACGGGTGATTGTGATATCACCATAGAGCAAATCCCCGAATACGAAGGATACCTCATTACTGATGGGGTGGATGATAAGATAGTTTCGTCAGCTTTTGAAATGGGTAAGGATTTTACGATTGTTGGGGATTGGAAGTTTATTGGTAATAAAAAGAGTGGTACTGGTTTAGTAAAAGGGTCTAGTTTTTATATCTACAACACAATGATTGGACTTGATCTTTATATTAATTCAGGATCAGTAAAAAATGGTCTTGACGGAATTAAAAGTATTAATGCTGCATGTTCAGATGGTAGGGCCTATGATCGTAATTGGAATGAAATACTAGCAAATACAGGTAATGTAGTTGGTTCTGGTGGTATGTTGGAGGTATCGAGTAGTGGTGGTAGGTTTGATCGAATAGCTTTTAAGAACCTTGCAATTTATCCAAGAATCCTCTCCAAAGACGACTGTATCAAAGCATATAACTATTTACAAACCCTAAAATCAAAGTAATATGAAATTCATTATCATACCAAAAGAAGTATAAGATTCCGTATCTGAAGAAAAGAGACGTGAATTAGGAATAGGAAGCCCAAGAGCGAGTGTAGATGGTTCTAAAGTTATTTTGCACATAGAACATTATGACCATCTATTCAAGTCTTTAGATATGCAGGCTGATGACGAACCTCAATACCCGTATCCGGTATATGACAGCTCTTCTTCTGAGTTTGAATCTATTCTTTCATCTAAAGAATGGGTGTCCGATGTTAATAACGAACATCTTTAATCTTGTTATGGTTGGGACAATTGCTATATTTGTAAAAAGTTGAATAATTAAAGCGTGTGGTAGCGTTATCTACCATATAATCATCATGTTTCAGATAATAATCGGATGCGTTTTGGCTAATATCCTTACGATAGCAATCATCGGTTTATCCCTGTATTTAGTGTATCGTAAAAACGAAGACCGTTTAAAGGCTTTGGATTCTAAGATTGATCAGAAGGTTGAGGACGTAAAAAACAAGGTTGGCGCGGTGATGGATATCGTAGACCAGATCAAGAAATTGTTGGACAAAATCAATAAAAAATAAAAAATGGCAGAAGTAGGTTATAACAGTAAATTCGAAGGTCTGGAGGTTGATTCCAGACTTGAGAATGTGGTGCAGGCCGCTCCTGGGACGGGCTCGGAGTCGGGCAAAGGAGGCCTTATCCCGGCTCCCCCTGCCGGAAGTCAAGACGGTAGCAAGACTCTTCTTAGTAATATGACATGGGGAGATCATGTAACAAAACAGTACATAGATGATGCTGTTTCGGCGGCAGGGTGGAAGAAACAGATTGTTAGCAAACTTCCTACTGTTGAAGAAGCGAAGGATAATGTCATGTATCTTGTAAAAGACGATGTGGCATCTACAGAAACTAAAAACGTGTATAACGAATATATTTTGGTTACTGAAGACGGTGGAACTAAGGTACTTGAATCGCTTGGTATGGTAAGTACAGGAGTAGATTCGAATTATCTTGATCTATCTATGTTTTCAGGTGATTCAGGAACACTTGATGAAGCTTCGTTTGGGAAGGTCCTGGATGCTTACAATAATAAAATTACGTTAGGAAAGTTAGGTCGTAATTATTATTCTTTGGATTATTTTTTAGATGGTAGGGATTTTGGAGGTGTTTTTGAATTAAAGATTGTACTTGTTTCATTTTCAGATACCAATACTGGAGAAGGCGTATCTGAATCTGATATAGAGATTCAGGTAGGAACATATACTGTTACTCAAGATAAGACATATAAGGTTATGAATAATATGGTTACGTTGTCTAATATCATATTGTCTTATTTGAAGTTTATGGCTACGACTCCTAAGGTTGTTACAACATTGGCAAATTTACCAAAAGGTGCTCATAATATCATAGCCAACGTCGCTTCTGCTACGAATCTGTCTATGACCGTATCTTCTGAGTATGTTGGGAGGGAATGGCAGGTGCGGGTCAACAACACCACCGGCACAGACATCACGCAGCCGCTTCCTACTTCTGGCCAGTTCCAGAGCATGTCAGGTGACAGTGTTACGATACCGGCCAATAGTTTTATAGAATTAAGTATCTGGTATATCAATGATAAGTTGGTTATCAGAGTGGGTGAACAAGCTTAATAGAAAGGATAGAGTATGCTTTATGTAAATAAAAACGTAAAAGGTTTTTACTGGGAAGGATACGAGTTGGACTCCTCTTCTTACGAAGTAGGGTATTCTTACCAAGATTTCTTAGATGGTAAATGGGTTCAACTTGACTCCGATCAAGAAAAATTCCATCAAGACAATCCTGATGCGAGTGTGAAAGAAGTTATTGCCATGCAGCTTGACCCGGAACCTCCTGGACCAACTGAAGAGGAGTTGCTTGCCAAGGCTAAAGACAGGAAGGTTTCTGAAGCCAGAGAATATGCTTATTCTGATGCTGTTCGTTCTTATAGTCTGGATGGTAAACAGATATGGTATAACAGTGGCATGAGGCAGAGGGTTAAAGACGATATTGATGTAGCAAAAGGAAGTGGGATATATACTGTATCTGTAGCAGATTCAGAATACGAACTTGACATAGCTAATACGGCAATGAATGAAATGCACGTATATGAATCTGAGTGCAACGATCGTACTGCTGCCATAGAAAAGGAAATAGCTTCTAAAACCAACAGGAGTGAAGTTGAGTCTATGAAAGTAGATGAAGGCTATCCTGAGAAGTTGGTAAGGACAAAGGATCAGATCATAGAAAAAAATAAGATCCTTGAAGCCAATGATCCGGAGAAGGCTACAGCCATGTACATGAGGGCGATGATCAACACGCCGGCTATGTTGGAAAACACTGACCAGAATCTTGCTCTTAAGATAAAGGGATTGTACCCTATCTGGGATAAGGATGGAGTTTACGGAGACAAAGGTCTTCCTATGGGTACGGCTGTTGTAAAAGGGCAGCGTTTCCGTAGCAAAAACAAACCTTCGGATTTGGATTGGACTCTGTTTGAAGTAAGGCAAAATCACAATCTACAAGCCGACTGGGTTCCTGGTCAGGGAGGTGGAGCTGAAAGCCTGTATATGGTTGTTCAGGAAAAGCATTCAGGTACGATAGACGATCCTATTCCTTGGGTATATAATTCTATTTTAGAGAATGGAAAGTATTACATTGACAAAGAAATTAAGTATCTTTGCATAAGAGATTCAGGCATCCCTTTGGCTTACGAGAATCTTTCTGATCTTGTATCAGCAGGATACGTGAGGGTTGTTTAGGTCGTGATTTGTTGTTAATGTTATGGATAACCCCTGTATATTTATTTATGCAGGGGTTTTTCTTTAATCCCGACTCTACTTATTTTTCATATCGGTAAGGTTCTAATTATCTTTGTGAAAAAGGTTAAGTTATGGAAAGAAAAGATATTATAAAAGAATTGAGTCAGTATTTTAGTATTGTTGAATTAGTTGGTCCTAAAGAATACGGTAGAGACAAAGATCTTTGCTGGAGGTATTTAAGAACTGAGTTGCTTCACACGATACTGGTTTTAAGGAAAGACATCTTGAAAACTCCGATGACGGTTAATACCTGGAAGTCGGGTGGAAGGTTTGATGAGCGTGGTTTTAGGAACAATATCTCGGATATAGTAAAATCCAAGACCGTATCAGGGTCTTTGTATATCAGTCCTCATATGCTTGGGGCAGCCATCGATTTTGATGCCAAGGGTATGACGGCAGAAGAGGCAAGGAATAAAATAATTCAGTCGCAGGATTTACTTCCTTGTCCCATTAGATTAGAATCAGGTACCAATTGGGTCCATATTGACGTATATGACTCTCTTGGAAGTAGCAAGAAAGTAACTATGTTCTAATATGGCTTACAGATTTGTAGGAAGGATGAATTTAGAAAGTTTTTTGGCTTTTCTCATTTCCGGATTATCAGCATTGTGGATGAATTTCCAGGAGATTCACCACCTTATATATTCTATATTGTTTATATTAGCTATAAATCTTTTGTTAGCTACTATAAAAAGTATCAAACACTGCTATATCCGAAGAAAGAGAAAGAGGCCTTTTAAGATATTGACATGCATAAGCGAAATTGGAGTTTTGAAAATCCTTCTTGAGTTCGCGGCCTGCTCTTTCGGGCTGTTTACCATATCCGGAATGGATCTTATTATGTCTATGGGAGGGCATAAATCCCCAGAGTTTATAGACATGCTTCTTCAGTGGATTACGATATTCGCCTTAATATTATACGGTGGAATGGCATTCAAACGCCTCGGTGACCTTGCACCTGATTTGATGATAGTAAAAGGTGTTAAGTATTTCTTTAGCAAAGTAAGTTGGTGGCAAAAAGTTCCATTCGGAGAAGAGCTTAAAGAAGGTATTAACAACGGTGATATACAAGAGCTTTTAGACGAAGATAAGGAGGGTAAAAGATGTGTTTGCAAAAAATGAGAGCCAGGAATGTGTTAGGAGTTCTTCTACTGTGTTTTATATCTTTCTTGTTTGGTAAAACATGCAAGAAACAAGAAATAATACACGATATAGAAATAGATACTGTAATAGATACCATTATCCAACCTGTTCCTGTTCCTCAGTATATAGTTGACGTAGGGGAGGTAGAAATACCTTTCCCTATGGATGCTATAGTTGAAAAAGATACGATAAAAGACACTGTTTATATCAATATTCCTATACAAAGAAAAACATACAACACAGATGATTATCGGGCTGTTATAAGCGGATACAGACCTAATTTGGACACGATGATCATCTACCACAAAAAAGAAATAATATACGAAAAGAGCCGGCGCTGGGGCATAGGACTGACGGCAGGGTATGGGGTTGGGCGCGAGGGCTTCTCCCCCTACTTAGGCGCTGGAATCTATTATCGGATATGGTAATAATCACGTCCTATTTTATTTAATACACAACATTTTAAACTTTTATCACCCCATTTACTTATCTTTGTGGAAAAAGGTGAGTTATGAATTATATCGATATTTTACCACAGATAAGAAATAACATTTTCTATGTCAGGATAGTAATGACCGACTACGATGTGGAAAAACAGATGGTTATTAGAATAGTAGCCAGAAGAAATGATGGCCTGTACAAGACGGAAGTAGTACAGTATCCAAATGAAGGAACTGATTATAATGGGGAAATTATTGTTCCTATGTTTGGTATGGCTAAGTCGTTGGTGGCCCAAATAGTAGGAGTCAAGATAAATGGTACCGAGGTACGTGTTAATAGCACTGAGGTAGAGGGAGCTGATATAACAGCCAGATACGATGATTCCCTTACCAGAATGGGATGGGAGGAGAGTATGAACAACATCCATCTTGATTTTGAGGTTATAAGCACCAACAACCCCAAAACGCTTCGCATAGCCGATCAGTCGGAATGGGGGATACTTGCAGACAGACCGGCTATTATAGAGATCGTACCACCTGAAGATGAAAATAAGTATGTTTATTATCTTGGTAAGAATCAGTTGAATGTATTCAACAGTAAGACCCTTGGCATAAATCCAGGTCGCGGAAATGATTTTGAAAACCTGAAAGATGGTATATACGATATTACCATAAAAGGCAGTCCTTCCTCTTATTCATTTAATAGAAAGTATTTAAAAACAGATCTGATCCGTCTTAACATAGACAAGATATGGGCCAGGTCAACTGTGTTATGCGATCATGAGGATGATGACGTTATTGACAAAATAAAAGAAATAGAGTTTCTGCTGGCTGCGGCTGAAGCCAATATGAGATTAGGGAATTTTGAAAACGTAAAACAATTATACGAAAAGGCATCTAAATTGATTTATGTTCTCAATAATTGTGAGAATTGTGGTTGCAAAATATAATTAATTAAATATAAATAAGTTATGGGATGTGGATGTGGAAGAAGTAATATTACTTCTGTTAATAAAAATAGGGCTATAAAGCCTCAGTCAAATACGACACCTAAAGCTGATTCTAATGCGGCTTGTATTCAGAAATATGATGAACTTGCTGTTTTGGATAAGAAGATTATAGATCTTCATCGTAAGTTCAGATTTGTAGGAGGTGTAAGTAAAAGGTATGCTGATATTCAAAAGCTGGTAAGAGGCTGGATTGTTAATTTGAAGAACGAGTGCCCGGATCCGGATGATCTTGCTACTTATTCTGAATACATAAATAAAGAATACGCCAGGTATTTTACCGTGAAGTGATATGGCAGGTACCGGAAGTACACAGCAAATTCTTTTCCCTTCATCTTACTTATGTGAGTGTGCTGATCGTTTTATAGCATGTAAGGCTGATCAGTATCTACAATATCATAAGTATAAGGTAGGTATTAAGCCTGATATGGATATGGTTCTTAAAATAGATCGTATGAGAAGAATCGTATGTGAAGGGGAATGCGGGTTGTGCCCGGACGAGATTCAGAAATTTAAAGAAGAACTTAATAAGATCTTGTCATGAAAAAGATGTATTACAACAAGGAATACAGAAAAGCTTTCAAGAAATCGGACTGTCCGGAAGATCTTGGTTCTGAAGAAACGTTTATCGTTCATGAGGCTGAATTTTGTTCGGATATAAGCCAAGATGATGCAGATAGGAAAGCGGAAGAGCTTGCGGAGAAAGAAGGTCCGTTGTATGCTAATAAAGTAGGTGGCTGTTGCGAGGTATATTATAACACAAGACAGGAAGGAGATTTCTTTAAAAATGATTGTCCTGATGGTCAAAAACAAGAACAACCCACACATCACGTGGTAGAGGCCGGGCGTGTATGGTCTAAGTTCAGTACCGAAATAGCCAACTACGAAGCTGCGAAGATTCTTGAGCAAGAAGGGCAGGCTGCCGCTAACGAATCTGGAGTATGTAAAACCGTTTATTACAACGAAGATCAACATGGTTGGTTTAGTAAACGTTGTAAGGAAGGATGGAAGGCTCCTGAGAAATACAGGAGGATATACGCTGGTACCGTAACGTCTTTCATTAGCGTTGATGATGCCAATGAAAAGGCTAAGAAGATACTGGAAGAAGAGGGCATGAAATGGGTTAATGAAAATACCAAATGCGAGCCTGTTGTTGATGAATGCAAATTTGATTTTTGAAAATGAGCAACGTAAAATTTAATCCGACAGAAGGTGAGAATGATAAACTGGTGTCGGTGTTTTCTGAAATAAATGAAGGTCTTGATACGACTTTGAATTACACTATTTCCGATGAAGGGAATAAGGCTAAGAAGAACATCGTCGTTAATCAAGTTGGTAAAAGGGAAAAGTTTTTATCGAAGAAAGGGGAGGAATCTGAGCCTTTTGTTTTGTCTGATGGTAATACTTTCAACGTTCTTAAAGAAGGTGCTTCAGGATCGGCATCCGCTTGGGCTGAGGATCAGCTTCCTCCAGAAGCCACAGAATCAGTTGGCGACAAAAGCCTTCTCCCTTCTTGGGATTTTTATCTTATAGACATGACTCAAAATACCGGAGACAAAGTGCGTCCGGTAGGAAAGCTTCGTAAGAATAATCTCCTTAGATTTGAAAACGGAGATTTTGCTCCTACGGTAGGTATAACCGAGGAAATGAGAGCCGAATGCGATGTGGAACTGTATTTGGATAACGGTCATAAAAATAAGTATTGTGATGCCGGAGCATTTGACGCTAAGGCTTTTTACGAAGAGTATGGTATTGGTCAAAAACTTTATAATGTATCAGGATCAGAGGTAAGGATTTTAAGACCTTGGGAGACTACTTCAAAGAATTATAGCATATTCTTAGGATGTAGCAAGAGTCTGTATGTAGTTGATAAGGTAGTTGGTAAAAGTGGGAAAATATGGTCTGGTGTGTACGACGCAGACACGGTTCCTATGCTGGACGGACTTGACCTGCGCCAGACGTGCCCTGTGCTGCCTCCCACAGCCTTATCTCCTGGACCGGTATGTACAGTAGACTCTAAGGCAAGATCTTTCTTTTTCTTGTATGAAGGAGAAACAAATTGTAAATCTGGAGCCGGAGTTGGGAACGCATGTACAATGTTTCTAAATGGAAGAACTTATCCGAGATGCAATGATGTAAATCAAATCAATATAGCTAAGTATTCGAGGGCTAATAACGTAGATACTGAATCTTCTTATCCTTTTTCAGAAGGTGGGTTTTTGACCTTGAATGCGTATATCATATACCTTGAAATGTTGTACGGTACTAAATACTTAGTCAATCCAGACACTTTCGGCTCAGGAATATCAAGTAATAACGGAATAGGTAATGATGTCAATTATCGCAAATATGGAGGAGTGAAATACCGTAAAAAAGGAGAAGAGTCGTGGCTGTATGGAGCATGGGATACAAATGCTTCTATTATCCATTATGAACCTACTAAAACAACTCATTTTTCCAACCTCATAAATTCAGAGTATCCTAAAGAACAGTGCATGGAAAGCCAGATGGCGGCTTCTTTTGCATTTGAGACAGGAGTAGAGGAAGGATTAGAGTTTGATTTTTATGGAGGAAAATACTGGTATAAGAACGTCCAGGGAGCCAAGAGTATGGCTGAAGGTCATATGAATGTTATTGTGTTTAAGGAAATGACCGGCACTATATCGGCCTTAGACGAAAATGACGAACCAGCAGAATTTGATTTGGAAGTTATTTTAAGGATGTCTTTATTCGATGGTATGAATTTGTCTGGAGACGTCTTTAGGTATTGCGGAGGAGGATACGAACAGGTAGGAACTTGTTTAAATGATCCTAATGTTACTCGAATAGGTAATACTATTGATATTTATATAGAGCCAGATCAAAAGAAATGGACATATGAGAAAAGGTTTACTATAAATAATGGTGAGGTTTTTAATTTTGAATCTAAATATAAAAAGATAGCAACTACCCAAAATTTAGGAGATAGTTATGCTTTACACCGTATCCCTTATACCGGATGGAGGGATAAAAAAGGGGGAAGTGTCGGAACAGGAGAATGTCTTTACACATGGGACAATTGCTACTGGGCTTCATCTGTCGGTATAAAGTCCAGAGTGGCTGCTCGTTTTGGCGGTAATGCGCTCAACGGTTTGTGCTCGCCTCGTGCTCTGATTGCGAATACCGCTGTCCATAATTCGCTTCGCTACTATTGCGGCCTTGCCCAACTGTTGTTAGACGTCAGTCAACCGCAGGTTTGATGGGTGCAACCCATTGATGGCGCAGCCTTATATACTATACTATGGCGCCGCCTTATTTTATTAGAATAATATTTAGTATATAATCACCTAATAACATAGAATACATTGATTGACTTCTCATTGTGATGGTGTGAATGAAAATTGTTATCTTGCACCAAAAAAAAGAAAGTCATGAATTGTAACACTTGTAAAGATGACAGACCTGATATTCTGAGATCTAATATCTGTATCGGGTCTGATCCATGTAATGACTGTACGGACAATTGCGAAATTCTTCCAAAAGAATGCGATTGCCCGTATGGCCATTTAAGCGATCATTGCATTCATTATACAGGATGCAAGACATTCATATCCAAATTAACTCCAGGTATGCCTTATAATGAGGTTATGCATAATATAGAACTGGTTTTTGAAAACATAGATAAGTTTTTGGATAGGATGGTTGAAGAAAATACGCTTTTAAAACAAAGGGTTGAAAAACTTGAAAAACAGTTACAAAATGGAAAAGAGTGCACAAATTGGTAAGGACTTAAGTGGTAAACACGTATATGTTCCACATGTGGACGAGACGCCGGTACCATGCCCGGACGGATACACCTGCACGAACTGCGTGTACTGCGCTGACGGCATCAACGCTGGCTACTTCAGTCTGGCTCAGAAATCTGATCTTACGGCTTTAATCAATGCAATGATATGCCGTATGGAATATCAAGATAGGGAAATAGAATTTTTAAAACAAAAAATAAATATTTTGAGTAACAATGGCAATAACAGGTAAAGGTTGTTCTGGCAGTCATGGTGGGTGCGAACGCCCGCATCATTGCAATATTCCTTCTTCTAACATATTCTATGATGGAGAAACTATAGAAGAAGCTGGTTTGTATCATGGTATGCCTTTAGACAGGGCTTTGGCTAATTTAGCCAAATACGTTTCAAGGGGTATTAACGTAAGTGGATCTGTCAATACAGAAGTGTTTGACGGTACTTCTCATGTGGTTCTAAAGAAAGATCCGGCAGAGATTTTGCTTGTGTCTTATTGCGGAGGTGTCGTGCCTTCTGATATGTATAAAGTCCAGGGCCGTACTGTTAGGTTCTGCCGGGATATGTGTCAACAAGATGAATTTGCTGAAGTGAGGGTCGTGTACCGAGAAGAGGCAAATAGTTCTTATGGGTTCCATTGTTAATTTAGGAGGATGAGAAATGGCAGAAAAATGCAAAGGATTTATATGTGGGGGTAATCTCGTTGATGGCTCTGTGCCTTCTGATAAGTTAGATAAAGAAACCATTATCGAGCTTATTAAAGAGATTCTGAAAGAGGAAATGCACGAATCTTGGCTTAAGGAAATAATAGAAACCATACTTAAGGAATCCATTGATTCGGATTGGCTTCGTGAGTTCTTTAAAGAGGTTCTTAAAAAATATGCTAAAGAGGAATGGTTTAAAGATATTATCTGCGGCTTAGGATGTGTAGGTGTACAAGAGATATTCGACGTTATTCCTACTGACATAACATTTGAAGCTACAGGAGGTACGGCTACGGTTCAGGTGGTTGTCGATGATGGAGTTGAATGGGAGTTGACACTTTAAATTAGGGAGGATAATTATGTCGAGAGAGAAAATATATAAGATGGATGATGGTTCTTGGCTTACCTCGGACAAGAAGGAAGGTGTCGGTCGTGATAAAATGAATTTCGATGCTCCATCTTGGAAAGGAAGGGAAGATAGGATCACTATCCGAATTGTGAAGAAATCCGATACTGAAAGTATGAAAGCTATTACTTTCAGGCAAAAAGGCATTAATATCACAGAAGTCTCGGTTAGCAGGCTGGAGTTCCCTATATCTGGTGGAGACAAGCAGATCCTTATTACTACCAACGCCGCTTCTATCAATGCCCTTATTACAGGTGAGAAAGATATAAAGGGTGTCATAAAAGCATTTACTACCGCTTCCGGTCTTAATATTGACGTCAATGATATTAGGCTTGATTATGGTTTCCCTGGTGATCCGGGTCTTGAAGACACGTTCCAGGTTTCGATGATTGTTTCCATGCCTGGCAATGAGGATGAGAATGAAGTTAATGAGAACATAACTATAAATGGTGTACTGATTCCTATTTATCAGCCCGGAAAGGTCGTTCCTTACATTAAATTGGATAAGGAATTTGAACAAATTGAGGGTGATGAAACAAGCACGCAGTTAAGTATAGAAAGTAATATAAAAGATTATGTTATTGAAATAGTTGAATGCGAGTCTGTGGATAAGGAGGAAATTCACCTGGACTCTGTGGATAAGGAGGAAATTCACCTGGACAAGGATGTTGTTGATATTGATTCCTATGGATCTTCTGAGGTAATCAACGTAAGTACAACTCCCAAAAATTTAAGATGGAGGGTTAGTGAATGAAAGTAGATAATTGTTGGGCGAACATAGATAAGAAAGAAGGCGGTCTTAACAGTAAGGTTAATATTTACTTTGATGAAAATGATACTGGTGTCAACAGAAGTGTCAAGATAAGGGTGTCTTCCAGGGACGGTAGCGTATCTGAAGAATATACGTTAGTTCATAAAAAGAAAGAACAGGTAGTTTATAGAAATAAAAGACAGTCAGCTCTTTTCACAAAAGAAGGATGTAATCCTGAAACAGAGAAAGGGGAAGAGCTTGAGTATGTTGTTGAGGCCGGAAAATACACGTCTATCATATCTCAGTCTGATGCTGATGACAAGGCTATGAAAGACATTGAGCAAAATGGTCAGAACTGGGTTAATGAGCATGGTCGTTGTATAACCATATTGTGGTATAATGTTAAGAAATCAAAGTCGTTTAGAAAGAACGATTGCGATCCTGATACTGAAGAAGGAAGTTTGGTTACGATGACGATCGAAGCCGGGCAGTTCTCTTCTACCATAAGCCAGGAAGATGCTGACCGTAAGGCTGAAGCTGAGTTGGATGCCAAGGGTCAAGACTATGCTAATTCTCATGGTACTTGCAATACCATAAAATGGTACAACGACAGGAAATCCAAGATGTTCCAAAAGACAGATTGTGAGGTAACCGAAGTTGGATCTATGGTGGAGTACGTTGTAGAAGCCGGCCGCTTCTCTTCTTCTGTTTCTAAGGAAGATGCTAATCAGAAGGCCTTGGAAGCCTTGGAAGCTGAAGGTCCGGGATATGCTAATGAGCATGGCACCTGTGAAACAAATTTATGGTATAACGTAGAGAAGTCAAAAGTATTTTATAAGAATGACTGCGAAGATGGGTTTATCGGAGCTCCTTACACTTACACAGTAGAAGCCGGTAAATACACATCAGACGTAAGTCAAGAAGATGCTGATAAGAAAGCTCTTGATGATATAGAGAAAAACGGTCAAGAACAAGCCAACCTTAATGGTGAATGCATTGAGGATCCTAATTATTTTATAGGAAAGGCTTCGGCTCGTGTTCAGAAAAATGATTGCGATGCCGAATCTCAGACCGGAAGCTTCGTTGATTTGACTGAAAAGGATCTTGCCGGATACCCAGATGCTTTTGTGTCAAGGGAAAGCCAGGAGGCAGCTAATGCGCTGGCTGAAGCTGCTATGGAAGAACAGAAACAAGATCTTGCAAATAAGAAAGGTACTTGCATAGATAAAAACCAATTTGTTGGTGTATATAGCAAGGTATTCACAAAAGACAATTGTGAAGGAGAAGGCGTAGGCTCTCAGGTAACAGTAGACCAAGACGATGTAACCGGTGGTCCTTTTACTTCATACGAAAGCCAGGAGGCGGCTAACGCGCTCGCTCAGGCTGCTGTCGAGCAACAGGGCCAGGCCATAGCTAACCGGGACGGCCATTGCACGTGGACTGGTAAATACGGTGAGGAATTTACCAAAAATGATTGTACTGAAGGTCAGGTAGGATCTAAGATTACGGTAACCGAACAAGATGTTGTTGGTGCTCCTTTCACATCTACCGTAAGCCAAGATGATGCTAATAACAAGGCCAAGGCTGCTGTCAAAGAGCAAGGTCAGGCTATTGCCAATAATAAAGGGAATTGCGAAGATATGACGGTCTATACCGGTCATTACAGCAAGAGATTCGTTCCCGAATGCGAGGTTTGTCATAAAGGTGTAGAGATGGAGGTTACGGCTGAGATGGTAAATGGAAGCCCTGTTACATCAACAGAAAGTCAAGAGGCGGCAGATACAGAAGCTCGTAGGATCGTAGAAGAAGGCGGTCAGGCTTATGCTAATAAAAACGGCAACTGTACGCCATTAAGCACCGATCCTGTATGGGAAGACGTAGAACCGGAAGAACTTAGATGTAGCGAAGGTAAGTCTCAGAAAAAGCAACGTGATACCAACGAATGTTCTGAAACCCATAATCAGGAACGTTGGGTGGACGGCGGGAATAAGGTTTGTAGCTGGACCGGTCATTATTCAGAAACGTTCCAGAAGAACGACTGTGAGATACCGGATTCAGGAACAGAAGTAGAGGTAAGTGAAGCTGATGTTGAAGGTAATCCTTTTACTTCTTTCGTAAGTCAAGAAGATGCCGATAATAAGGCCAAGGAAGCTGTTAAGGCTCAAGGACAGAATATTGCCAACCAAAAAGGCAAATGTAGGTTCGTAGGCGTATATAGCAAGGAATTTACGAAAGACAATTGTGGGTCATGTCAGCATGGCGTTCCGATGAGCGTAACACAAGATATGGTGGGTGGACCGTTCTATTCTAATGAAAGTCAGGAAGAGGCAAATAGGCTGGCTCAGGAAGCCGTAGAAGCCCAAGGTCAGGCTTATGTTAACAAGAACGGAACATGTGAAACGGACAACACCGATCCTGTATGGGAAGATTCGGAACCGCTTGAAACTAAATGCGAAGGTGGTAAATCTTATAAAAAACAGGTTAATACCAACGAATGCTATGGTGGAGAAAATGAACGCTGGGTAGAAGGTGGAGATAAGGTATGTACCTGGACCGGAACATATAGCAAGGAATTTACAAAACAGTGTGCTGACGGCGGTGTCGGATCTAAGGTTACCATAGATCAGGATGATGTAACCGGCGGTCCTTTTACGTCTACCGTAAGTCAGGAAGACGCAAATAGCAAGGCTCAGGCTGCCGTCGAACAGCAGGGACAGGCTCTTGCTGACGCGCAGGGAACTTGTACCTGGACCGGTCATTATTCAGAAACGTTCCAGAAGAACGACTGTGAGATACCGGATTCAGGAACAGAAGTAGAGGTAAGTGAAGCTGATGTTGAAGGTAATCCTTTTACTTCTTTCGTAAGTCAAGAAGATGCCGATAATAAGGCCAAGGAAGCTGTTAAGGCTCAAGGACAGAATATTGCCAACCAAAAAGGCAAATGTAGGTTCGTAGGCGTATATAGCAAGGAATTTACGAAAGACAATTGTGGGTCATGTCAGCATGGCGTTCCGATGAGCGTAACACAAGATATGGTGGGTGGACCGTTCTATTCTAATGAAAGTCAGGAAGAGGCAAATAGGCTGGCTCAGGAAGCCGTAGAAGCCCAAGGTCAGGCTTATGTTAACAAGAACGGAACATGTGAAACGGACAACACCGATCCTGTATGGGAAGATTCGGAACCGCTTGAAACTAAATGCGAAGGTGGTAAATCTTATAAAAAACAGGTTAATACCAACGAATGCTATGGTGGAGAAAATGAACGCTGGGTAGAAGGTGGAGATAAGGTATGTACCTGGACCGGAACATATAGCAAGGAATTTACAAAACAGTGTGCTGACGGCGGTGTCGGATCTAAGGTTACCATAGATCAGGATGATGTAACCGGCGGTCCTTTTACGTCTACCGTAAGTCAGGAAGACGCAAATAGCAAGGCTCAGGCTGCCGTCGAACAGCAGGGACAGGCTCTTGCTGACGCGCAGGGAACTTGTACCTGGACCGGTAAGGCAAGTAAGGTCTTCACCAGAAACAATTGCGGAAGCTGTCAGCATGGTTCGTCTGTTACCGTAACCCAAGATCAAGTAGGTGGTCCATTTACGTCCAATATCAGTCAAGCTGATGCTAATAAGAAGGCTCAAGATGCTGTAAATTCCCAAGGTCAGGCAGTAGCTAACAAAAACGGTGATTGCGTAGCTGATAGCACAACTCCTTCTTGGTCGGATACCGGAAGCACCCGTTGTGACGGTTGTACGTCTCAGAAGCAACAACGTGACACCAATCCATGTTCTTCTTCTTACAACGACACAAGATGGGTTAATGGAGGTGGAGAATCTTGTACAGCCTGGTCTTACTACGGAACAGGAGATTGTGTGGGCCATACTCAGTATGATGCTTATCGTGATAGCTGTTCTGGTAGCATAGATCGTCAATATTCTGTAAGTTGTAGGAATTGCTGTAATTGCGGATCTTACGGTTCTTGGCAAGAAAATGGATGTAAGAATGATCAAGTGAAATACGTTCGTTATGATGATTGTGGTCATGCCGAATACAAATACGAATATGAAGTTGGAAAATGTGGATATGCTCCATACGAATTTCAGTTCCATGATGGAAAAACGAGCAAGTCGAGATCCGTCTCTGGAGAATCTCAGAATATTGAAGAAGTTATCATAAGTACCAAAAGCGGTTCATACATAGGTTTTTCTGTTAAGTCAAAACCTGATTGGTGTTCTGTTGATTACAGAGATAAGACATCTGAAAGTATGAAGGCTTTGGTGACGTTATCTGCCAATACAACATCTTCTTCCAGATCTGGTGACATTGTTTTTGTTCAAAATGAATCTGGAAAGACAATTACTCTTAGTATTTCGCAGGCAAGACAAATGTTGTATAAGTTCACATTCGATGATAATACTACTTCAGATAAATCTTTATCTGTTCAAGCTGCATCTAATGATGCTCAATATACAATCAAAAGCACATTGAATGGTTCTTATCATGGTTTTTCCACTACGTCTAAACCTTCTTGGATTACGACTGAGTATAAAAATCAGACTTCTGATAGTATGATTTGTGTTCTTAAGATAACTGCCAACACAAGTACATCTTCTTCTCGTACTGGATCCGTTGTGCTTACTCAAAATGACAGTGGTAAAACATTGAAAATAAATGTTACACAAGCTGCTGCTGAGGTCAAGCTTGTACCCGCTCATATCACATTGAAAAACGGTTATTGGGCTACTTATAAGAAGAATAATGTTTCTTATGACCCTGGTGCCGGCAAGTGTATTGCTGGATTCGAGTGGACTGGAGATGAAAATGGAGATATACGAATTTTTACTTGCGACATCAAGGTTGTAGATTCTAGTTACCGTGAGATATCTGGAGCTACTATAAGCATTGGAACTACAACCCAGAGAAAACAGCCTGGAAGCTCTTGTTCGTATTTCGGAGCTGTAGCGGGAGGTATATTGGCAGGATATGTTCATGTTGGAGATGAGAATAAGGATACTACATGGTATATACGAACTATAAACGTATCCTATGATGGCAAATTGTATAAGAGTGCTACTGTTAGACAATTTGAAAAAACAGATATTTCCAAGAATGGTGGTATATTTAATGTCTATAATGAGTCACCTGCTTCTTACAGCTTTATCGTAGATGGAGCTGAGTGCGGTGATGAAAGAGGAACTTTAAAATACTCTTATTCTCAGATGAATCTTAATCCAGCATAATTAACAAGGGAGGGGATTTAGTTCTCTCCCTTGAATGTTTTTTTGGATTATATTATTTTGTTTTAAGTATTGTCTATTAGAATAAAAATGATTAATATTGCATATCATTCAATTTTAAAATTTTAGTATCATGGCTTGTAAAAAGAAAGCTCGTCAGGGTGGTGAAGTCGATAAGAAAGACAAACCTAAAATGCGCCAAGGCGGTAGTGTTGGAGGCAAGATGAAAAGAAAGAAGACGAGCACTAAAAAGTGATTGAAAACCAGGGGAAGGTGCTGATCGCCTTCCCCATTTTAGTAACATAACAACAACATATTATGAGCAACAATTTTATTAGTAAAGGGCAAAGGAATGTCTGTGTGACGTTTGTGAAGTATTATCCTGTGTTGATGCAGGTTATTATGTTAGCCAGCATTTTTGATGAGTTTTATCCTTTTAGTATCACTAATTGGCTGTATCCGATATTAGGTCATTCTCTATCATGGGACCTATTTCTCTTGGCTTTTTCAAGAATGTTAAGGTTTTGTATATGGCATAGGTTATTGATCTATAGCATGATTTTTAATATCTGTGTAGAATGGGTTACGGTTAATATTGAGATGCCTATTGAACACAATATCGTAGTGTGGTCTGTTATGGCTGTTACTCTTCTGATAATCATTGCCTCTATTGTTTTAAGGTTTAAAACAGGATGTTTTGAAAATGAAAGAAATTCTGACAGAGACGCTGCGTAAAAGCGGTGCGGCGGTATGCGATAAGATAAAGGAGATGTTTTTAAGCGGGGAATGCGATCATCTTACAGCCAACGATCTTGAGACATGGACGCAACTTGCTAATCCGGCTAAGTATTATACCGGGGAAGAGGCTGTTTCTTATCTTAATGTAACTTCTAAAAGATTTTATGAATATCGGAAGGCTAAGTTAGTTCCTGATCCGGTTAAGATAAAGGGATTCCCTAAACCTTTATATACGAAAGTTATGTTGGATGATGCTATAAAAACCATATCCGGCATGAGTGAAAGAGAGATTTATATGAGGATCTTGAATGCTAAATCAAGAGAATCAAGAGCAAAAGAAAGGAGGGGAGCATGATTACAAATGGTGAATTTGTATCAAGAGTCGTAAACGGTATTCATGCCCTTGACAAAGATTCACATGTTAGTCGGAGATGGATATTGAATATCGGTAGAACCAAAGCCGAATCTTATACAGCCCAGAGATGGGATGATGGGACGTTGCTTGGCGACCACCGGCTCCTGACTTACGTTACTTGTCTGGAGATGATTGAAGTTGACAAAATAGTTTGTTGTGATGCCGAATTTGCGTTGTGTAATACACTTATGCGGTCGAAACATAAACTTCCAGGACTTCTTTATTCTGCCCTTAGACCGGCTATTACTAAGGTGACTAACGTAGATAACACCATATTTTTTAAGTTCGCTGAAATAAAGTCGTATCGCAATGAACAAAAAAGACCGTATGCTAAATACGTTAAAGAACGTCGTCCTTTTTATTATGTAGAAAACGACTATATTTATATACCGGATTTTCATATAGAGCTTATTAACGTAGAGTTCTTTACAACAAGAAGAAAGAAGGCGCTGGAGTTAATGGCCTGCGATCCTACACCTAAAGGGTGCGAGTCTGAATGGGAATACGAATTTATCTGTCCTATCAAGCTAATTGAGTATGTGGTAGCAGAGACGATAAAGGAAGTAGCGTTCAGGCTACAGATTCCTGTCGATGAAAATCCGAATCTTGATTCCAATCAGAAAAGTCAAATTGTTCAGTAGCTTAGAGGTGGAGATATTTCCACCTCTAATTTTATATATATTATTGTTTGAACAAATGAAACGTACATCAATACAATCACCGTATTTTGCAGCCTACTACCATCGTCTTATGAAAAGAAAGAATGGTTTTAAGAAAGGTATGATAAGAGACAGAGGAGAGGTTTTAAGACTGTTGTCTATTATATGGAAAACCGTATCAGAACATTATGTGGAAGCTGATGCCGGTGTTTACGTAGATAACGTAGGATACTTATGCCATGTGCTTATACCGGGGCAACGCTTTGCCGTCAGGCGGGACCTGGACATCGTGAGCAGGCTCGGTACCAACGGCTACCTCTACAACCACCTGGCTATGGATTTCGCAGACTCTAAAAGATATTACCATTTTGTAATACAAGATAGCTTAAAAAAGAAGTTAAGGGTTAAAATGAATAAAGGACGAAGATACCGATTTATGTACAATGAAATACTTGCCAAAAGAAGAGTGTTTAAAGACTTCCAGATTAAGAGAGTTTTCGAAGATAAAGAATTAGGACATAGAAAGTCATAGAAAAAAAGTAGCGATCACCCTTTGTAGATACAGGATAATCGCTACTTTTGCATATCCGTCTACTTTCTCAAGCGGGCGGATATAATGCTAACAAAATATCTTTATACAAATAAAGCTCTATGGAGGCAAAGGTAAACAATTTTCAAAACAATGCGAAGGATAGTAACATTATTTTGACGTCAGAATCCAACGAAATGGATTTATCTGTAAAATTATCTAAAATTTTTAGCTATAATGGCCATAATGTTTCTTTTATAAAAACTTCTTATGGTATATTATTAAATGCCACACAGATGGCAAAAGCATTCAATAAGAAACCTGCCGAGTATCTAAGGTTGCCGTCTGTAAATCAATTAATTAAGTCAATGGTGGGATTTTCCCACATTTCTGAGAATCAGATAGTTACAACTATGCTTGGAAGTCCTGAAAATGGAGGAGGTACATGGATGTTTGAAGATCTCGCCATAGATTTTGCGAGATGGTTGGATACTGATTTTAGATTATGGTGTAACTCGAAGATAAAAGAATTTTTAACATCAAACTTGGTTTCTATTCCAAATTTTACTGATCCGGCAGAAGCAGCCGAAGAATGGGCTAAGCAGTATCGTAGAGCTCAGCAAGCGGAAGCTATTGCTTTGGCTGAACATAAAAGGGCGGAGCAAGAAAGAATGGAAAAAGAAATAGCTGTAAATACGTTAGAAGAAAAGAAAGGGGATATAGAGTTTTCTGAGTCATTTAAGAAGGTGGATCATGAAAACATGTGGCTAATCAGAGATGTGGCGAAGAAGCTTGAGCAGAATGGAATCATCATCGCAGAAAAGAATCTTCGTTTGTTTCTTGAGGAAGTCAAGTTTATGTTTAGAAATGGGCAGGGTAGATGGGAGTTATACAGTGATATTGTCAAAAATAAGTTTGGTGTGTATAGATCATATTTTGTAGATAAGTATTCTGGGGAAAGAGTTAATCAGCAAACCATCTACATGACTGGTGCCGGATATGAAGTCACACTTAAGGGGATAAAGGAAAAGTGTAGGAGCCTTTTCTTGAAGTACGGCAAGTTTGAAGATCCTAACTTTTGAAAACACAAAATAGGGCGTTATACATATTATTCATATCTTTGTGGAGGTCAGGTTCGTTTCCTGTCCTCCATTTTTTTTAAGAGATGACAGTCGAAAATTATATCATAGAGTTAAAATCGTCTTTAAGATCATTTGACAAGCGTGATCTGATAGATGAGGTATCCATCTACAAATGGGTAGAAATAGCCCTGAAGAAGTTTGGAGGCGATATTACTATGCGCAAAGAAGCGGTAGTGGATGTCAAGCGAGGGCAGGCTCGTATGCCTGGTGATTACTTTGATCTTATTCTGGCTTTTAAATGCGATTTTAAAGGATATGAGGTGCCGGAAGGTGATAAGGTGATACCAGAACTTCAAAATACAATAGCCTGGAAAGAACGTACCGAAAGAAGTTATAGGTGGTGTTCTTGCGATGAATGTTGTAAAGACGAATGCGAGAAGGTGATAGTTGAAAAATTTTATATCAATGTTCATAATCGCGATCATGAAGTTCGTTGCTATTATGACCGGCCGGTAATGTTAGGTCTTGCTAAGCCTATGCTTCGTGATTCTTGTTTGAGTAAATGCCGGAATAAGGTAATAAAGGATAGTCCGTATGAGATAAACATCGTAAACGGATTCCTGTATGCTAATTTCGATGGTCCTATTTACATGCAGTACCGGTCTCTTCCTTTTGACGGAGAATCTAACATAATCATACCAGACACGCCGCAGGGTCTGGTCCTGGATTATGTCGATAATTTTGTGAAGATGAGATTCTTTGAGGAACTGATGTATAATGCAGAAGCTCAGGGTGCAGCCGATTTATTTAAGTTGTATGCACAACAAGATCTGGTTAAGCTGAAAAATGCTAAGACCGAACTTAAGATGATGGGTATGACATTAAAAGGCATGTACGAACCTCTTAGACGGCGGCGTGCTGAGTTTGAGATATATACTAAGGCGTATCCTGTAATTGACAATATGCTCAAATTGGTATGACAGAAGTAGTTCTATTTATATACTTGCTTGGTGTTATTGTGTCTATGATTGTTTGGTCAATCAGGCAATTTAAAGGAGATGCGAGTTTGGTAGAGACAATGTATTGCCCGATAGTATTTTTGTTGAGTTGGATATACGTATTCGAAATATTAAAAAAATAAACAAAATGTTAGAAGTTAGTGCAAGCGAAATAGTAACCGCCGACAAAATGAGAGGCGTAGGACCGGCAAACATCCTTTTCACAGCCGGACCGAATCCAGTAGCTGAAGATCGTAGAGGTGTAGCTAAGGTAACGGCTGGTGGAGAGAGTAAGAATGTTACAATCACACAAGCTGCCGGCGAGCAGGTTGTTGTAATTCCTGAGTTCGATTATCTTGTTCTTAGATACGGATGGGAATCAGAAGACGGTTCTGATTTTGATACTGCAACTGGGTTCACCAATACAGGAATCTCGGATGTAGATAATAAATACGTTGGATGGAGTAAGCAGTGGGCTACTACCCAACAACAGGTAGGTGATTACCTTATTTATGGTGGTGATAACATGCAGTCAGGACTTGAAGGGGCACTTATTAAGATGAAGACCTTGCTATCAGCGCCGGGCATGGACGAATCTGAGCCTAATATCAATGCCGATATCTATGGTAATTGGTATGGGAATAGAGGACGAGGAAATGTTGTTGTGTCTTTTACAGCCTACCTTGGAGGAGAGATGGTTAAACAAGGATTTAATTTCATTAACGAAGGTGGCGAAGAAGTTTACTCCGATAGCATTACTACCAACGTTTCAGCTCATGGTGAAACCAATTACCAAAATATAAAAGGTCTGTACACTAAGATGGGTACGATGGTTTATAATAAGGAAAAACGTGATTGTGTTATTGTTATAGGTTAAGATATGGAAGGTCTTTGGGATAAATACAATAGGATTAAGGAGGTGTTTTACCGGGATTTCGTTTATGATTCCAGCTACACAGAGCAGGCCTCGTGCATCCCACTGTCGTCGGTGAAGGACGGGGCAGGCTGGGTGGGAGACGGTACCATCAACCTGGCTTATTATCTTCAGTTCCTTTATACGGAAATGATTCTTGGTAACAAGACAGAAGATGATGTTCGTAATGCCATACTGGTGCTTACCCGTCTTGCTGATACTACTTATGATCTTTTTTTTAATAGCAATAAAGGTATTTATTTCAAATTCGAAAAAGGATTTTTCTTAAGAGATGACATACATGGTGAAGACGCAAACAAATTTGGTCTTTCCAAAATAAGCTCCGGGTACACTAATGGTATAGAGCTAAAAGATGAAGACCCTTGCTTTTCTCCATTCACTTCACAAGATCAGATTTGGAATCTGGCTCCGATATTAGCTTTCTTGTCAGAAAAAGGATTTGAAGAAGCCGGGCAAGTAGGATACGATATTTTTGAGTACGTTATTAGAAACAGACACAAGATATATAATCCTTATTACAGTGCCTTGCTTCATCATTGGACATTCCTTCCTGATATGGATACCGATAAGGTCAAGCCGTGGGATAGGGTTAGCAACCGGAATAAGAATCTTAAATACAAAGTTAAGGTTAAGAGAGGGGCTAACAATTGGTACTTATCTGGAGGGTTCAGATGGGCTTTTAAGAAGTTTGGAGGCGAGTGCAGTACATTCTGGCATTGCCTATGGTATAAACCATTTATATTCTTAGCAGATAGAGTATATCATCCATACATATGTAAATGGTTTGGTATTAAGGTTAAGAATAATTCTTATTATTGTCTTGGATCCACAAATGAAAAATCATGGTACGGTCCTGGATTTAATAAGAGGCTGGTTAAGTTCTTTAATAAGTCTTTGGAAAGATCGGAGTTATTTATGCCTCATCTTGTCTTCTTGCAAGAAGCCGAATGCGTTGAAGGAGATAAACTCAGGGCCTATTTAGATAAATGGGAATGGGATGGTGTTAATTCACCTATTGAATTTTTGATATTGTGTAACTGGTACAAAATTAAATTCGGAAAATGAAAATCTATTACAATTCTAAGATAGCTAAGTTGTTTACGTTCATTGACGGCTATAAAACAATTATGCTGTTTGGAGCCGTATTTACCGAACGTGATGCCATATCATTAAAGGCAGAATATCATGAAGGGACGCATTGTAATCAATATCAGGCGTTGTTTGCTACGGGCTTTATAATCATCTCAATCATAGCATTAGTATCTGGTCTTAACGGCCATGCAGGATGGTGGATGTTGTGGCTGCTTACTATCCCGGTATTTTTGTACTATGTATGGTATCTGGTTGAATACCTAATAAGATTGTGTATATACCGGAATCACAAGAAAGCATATCACAATATCGTATTTGAAAGAGAGGCCTTCGATCTTGAAAATGACTGGAACAAACCTGGTATATTTAGAAGAGAGTCTGAAGGGTTTAGTTTCTTGAAATATTACAGAAAGGAGTATTATCGTGAGTAGGAGAAGATATTTTGAAGAACAAAGATCTGGTAATGGAGCTATTTATCATTGTGTAAAAACAGAAATAGAACCTGGAGATAAAATCAGATTATTTAATTTAATGAATAAAGTCAAATCCGATACAATTAGCCAGGATAAGATAAATAGTGTACTGAATCAACTTAGAGAAGGTACGGCTTTTAATATTCATACCCAGAGTCCAGTTTCTTTTTCGTTTTCAAGCACCTCTACCGGTTATGAACCAATGTCAATACGGATTACATTTGACCCGTATCCTACAAGTGAACAACAGGGTATTATATACAAGTTTCAGATAAATGACCAGAGGTACGTTTTTATGTTTTCTAATAGATACGATGGAATGAGAGATCTTATTAATAATGCAGATGAAGATGTTGATTGTATTACTTCTGCAACAGAGAGGGGTAGTATGTATCGCAATGATTCTTTCTTTGTATTTGTTTGATTATCTATATTAAATATAATTATATGATTTACAATAAGTTATTATATATAGGGGGGGGTAATTCCTGATATATTATGAGGCGTCGTTTTTCTTTTGATAAAAATAGGGAGCTTGAAGACTTTCTTATAAGGTTTTATCCAGCCGGGAATTACACATGGATAGTTCCTGATGGCTGTTTTCTCGTAGACGTTTTTTTTAGTTGGAGGCGGAGGTAGCGGTAGCTCTGCCGGCGGTGGAGGTGGTTATACCAAGACCTTCAAATCTGATAGCAAAGGTTGGAAAGACGGAGAGGCTATTGCTGTAAAACCAGGTCAATCTATTTCTATAACAGTAGGAAAAGGAGGAGCAAAAGTTTATCAAGCTGAACAAAATTCCCCTGGTAAAGATGGGGGTTACTCTCAATTTATGAACTCGTCTTATAGAGCAAATGGAGGAAAGGGAGCTAATAAATGGAAGGGAGGAGATGGTGGTAGTGCCGGCAGTTCAACATATACACAAGATGGTGCTTCGGATGGTGGAGACACTAATGGAGAAGAGTATGGAGTAATCAAAGGTCAAGGTCATACCACCAGAGATTTTGGAGAATCCGGCGGTAAAAGAAATGCCGGTGGTGGGAGTGGAGAAACTAACACCGGAGTAGTATTCCAAGGAGGAATATCTGATTACAGTGAAGGATCTGGCACAGGAGGATCAACAAACGGATCTGGTAAAGGAGGTGGAGGTTATGGCGGCGGAGGCGGCGGCGTCAGATACTCTATGGTTTATGCTGGAGCTGGTGGTGATGGCACTGTTTTGATTAGGGGTAAAAGATATGTGACAAGGTGATTATCTGCCATTTTACGCTCACTTTGAAAGCCCATGATTAAATCTCTTTTGCTATCTTTGTGACAAACAGTTACAAAGATGGCATCAGAAGATAACAGAAACATAGCGGTTCCTCAAACAGGTATGAACCGCGATCTGCATCCGTCGAGTCTTACGGATCAGCATTATACGTTTGCCTTGAATGCCAACATAGAATCCGAGGATGGTAATGTTGGGATGAGATCTAACGAGCACAGTAACCTTAAATGTATTGATTTCGATGGGTTTAAGGTTATTGGTTATAAGAATGATCTTACTTCAGGCAATATCTATTTTTTTATAACAAATCCTGAAACGGGCGTATCTAAGATAACTTATTTCAAGCCTGAATCCGATACAAGTATCTTATCCGATTCCGATATAGAATCTATGGTAGAAGGATCGGAGTCGTTGTGCTCTGGCATGAAAACATTGCTGGAAGACAACGAGCAAGATCCGTGCCTTAAATTCTCTATCTATCATCCTATAAAAACCATAGAAATAAAGACAGAGAAATGTGGGAAATGCATTTACTGGACTGACGATTATAATCCTCCCAGGTATGTTATTGTAGACAAGGCTCTGACTCCTGATGATGAAGGTGATATATGGTATCATTATCATGGGTATAAGATATGTGATAAAGAATACGATAGGAAAAAGTTCATGCAGGAGAATGGTTGTTTTCTGGCATGTGAGAAACTTAGGGTGTTTCCACTACTGGACCAGCCATGCGTAGAGCCGGCACAGATAGAGTACGGGGGCAGCCTACGTGCGGGCGTGTATCAGTTTGCTGTGGCCTTGTGTGATGAATTTGGTAACGAGAAAACTAACTATACTTCATTAACTAACCCTGTTCATGTATTTGACGAACAATATATTAGGATAAATGATGGTAAATGGGGAGAAAGAACTAATCTTGGTATAAGGCTTAAGGTGTCTAATCTGGATAGGCAAGTCAGCCATTACAAGGTGGCTGTTATTCAGAATACTGTAGGATACAATGGTGAAACACAACCTGTAGTTGATTATTTTATAGAAGGTATTCATCCTATTACAGAGAAGACCATATACTATTATTCTGATCTTAATAATAAGAGGACAACATTTGAACATATTTCTTTAAAAAGAGCCATATATAATACATCAAGAGGAATAGTATCGGTTGGAAACCGTCTTCTTCAATATGGTCTTACGGCAGAAAAAGAATGGAATTTACAGCCTGTAGTTTCTCTTATGGGGCATTTTCTAAAATGGCAGGCGTCTGTAGCCCACGAAGACCTGTATAAGGATGGTAATGCTTGTTCGTTGTATGTGGGATACATGAGGAATGAAGTGTATCCGTTTTCTATCTCGTTTAAGACATCTACTGGTTATAAAACTCCAGCATTCGTTCTTGTTCCCCCACCTTCTGATAAGGCAAGAGAGGAAATGAACAAAGACAGTATCCCATACCAGTCTATAAACGCATATGCTCCGGATTGCTCAGGTGTTGATAGGAAATATGTATGGCAGTATAGCAATACGGCAGGAGATGGGGTATTGATTGACGACGATGCAGTTGTTATAGATGAAGAACAGAAAGAGTGTAACAACCCGGCTACTGTAGGTCAAACTGTTATAGTGGAAAGCAATTTTGCCACTTTTAAAGGTAAATCAAGATTTATTATCGATTATGATGATATTGTAGGAACCCCTATAAATTATTTGTCTGAAAATATAGGTCTTGTAGCTTGTAATAATAAGGAGAATGGAAACAATGAAAGACAGATATGTGATATAGCTACCAAATACAGAGAAGACGGAACACAGGATTATATGGAGCCAATTGATCATATTAGGTTACCAGAGATGGAAGGAAACTGCGAAGTCCCTCATCGTCAAGAATCTATATTGTCAGCTCCAGTTCCACTAATAACAGGCCTTGTAGAAGATTATATCTATAAGGTTCTTAGTGAAATGGAACACGTCTCTACAGATTATCTATATACCACAGGAGGAGAAAATCAGAATAAGTATTCTGTGTTGTTTAATTACGAGACAATGGATTCTTTATCTGAATGGATGGAGGAAGCATTTTTTGGGTATAGCGCTGGCAGCATATCAGGTGATGGCAATCAACACCTTTGTTCTGAGTTTTATCCATACTTACAACCTGGATCTGTTTTAAAAACCGTGTCTGATGCTATATACGTATTAGATACCATGCCTTGTACATGCGGATGTTATATTGAGAGTTATTGCTCTGATCCTACTGTGTCAAGAACTGATTATAACAACTTTCAAAATTATAATTATCTTCTTGGAAGTTATATCCTTCATATAGATGGATGGAGCCAAAAGATAAATGGTGTAGGAGATTGGAGAGCTGGTAGATCTACCAGTACAGTCATAAACAATCAGTATAGATCAAAGAACGGGCCCAGGTATTGTATTGAGCAATTTTGGCCTGAAGCTTCTGAGAAGTTGCAAGATATGATATATAAAAATTCAGATACTGGTATAGATGAAACTGATTGGAAATTTGAGGGGTATGTGAATAATGCTACATTTAATAATCCTACAGGGGATAAGCTTAATATTGGATTCGCATCTGAATTTGTGGTATGGAAGTTTGTCAGAAATGTAATGACAAATGCAAGATTTATTAAGATTAATAGACCAGAAGAGTGGGACATAGAAGGTTATAAAGACGAGAACAAAGTTCTTTATCTTGAAGCTCTTGGAAAGGTAGATGGCATAATGGATGCTGTGTCTACCAATTACGTTCGTGTTTCTTTTTGGAAGGATGTTGAAACATGGTCCCCTCTTGGAATAGTACCAGTTGAATTTGATAGACCTGAGTATGAATCATCTCATTCCGTTATTGTTAACATAGCAAGACCGGCTTTCGGAGAAATAAATGAAGAGTTTTTTGATTCTATAGGTCAAAATTATTTTTATGTTACAATAGAATCTCCTATTGTAGCAGTTCCTTGGATAATGACGTTTAGACAAATTCAATTTTGTTCTTATAAAAATTATGATACCCCAGAAGAAGAGGAAGAAAAAGGAAAGAAGCCTTCCCGTGCTATTCTTGGAGTCGCTTTTGCTACAGGTAAAACCATATATCCTTATATTTTTGGTGTAAGAGAAAAAGAAATAAATAAGGTTGATTTGTCTGTTGATTCAATAACATTAAGATCGACGGTAGTATTTGCATCTAAATGTCAGACATGTGGAGATAGGCCTATTAATTGCAAGCCTCGTCCTTATAAATACGGGGATTTTGCATATTGGGAATCATCTGAGAAATATCCTGCTAATTTTGAACTTTATGATAGTAGTAGGATGAAAATAGACACAGGTAGATCTTATGATGATCCAAAAAAAACAGAAGCTTATTCTAATATTATGAATAAGTTAACAGAATATTATGGTGCTCCTTTGTCAGACAAAAATGGATTATCTTATTTCAAGGGCCATTCTTATGGAGGAGTAGATACTTCTACCGTATTTTGCCAACAACCTATACGTCATTACCGGTTCCCAGATAACAAGCATATACCTTTTATGAACAGTGATGAACGTGGATATGACATAGCTTCTGAAATATATCCGGTAGGTATTATGGTGGATGAGAACACCATACAAGTATTTTTGGATTTTGCGGTGGATTCTGGTTTGATTACGCAACAACAAAGAGATACGATTGTAGGATATGAACTGTATCGTGGAGATAGGAGGCTAAATAGGTCGGTTGTGGCTTCAGGATTGGCCTACGATATGCTTAGATACATAGGAGACGATGGTAATGTAAATATCTATCCTAATTACCCATATAATGACCTATCACAAGATCAATATAATTATACGTCTGGCAAAAGAGACGAGTTTATATCCCATCCTTTCGACAAAGGAGGAAACGTGTGGTATTCATTTTGTTCTCCTGATATTTATTTTAACAAGCCCGAACTTCCAAATGAAGTATGTATAGACGGGTTCCAAAGAGGAATGTCTGTAGGCAGTTTTGTGCCTGTAGAAGATCATCCAAAATGGACTATCTTAGGTCCTGCCGCTTATACGATGGCTGCGTCACTTGCCGCAGTTGAATCAAGTGCCACAATAGCCTCTATGATAGCAGAAGAGCTTCAGATAAGGGCGCAGTCTGGATACATAGGAGGGTCGGCCGGTCTTACCGGAGGAGGATTCCTAACGAATCTAAGTGTGGCCATGCTGTTTTCTTCAATGGTGTCAACCATCAGTCAAACTCTTGCTAAGGGCCCGATATTGTACGGTAAGTACCGTTATGATTGGCTTAATACGTTTATAAACAATGGACCGAGACGTAATCATGCATGGTATTATACTTCTGTAGGATTATATAATTCAATGATAGGTATAACAGACCAGGATAAGTATGAACGAAATTTTGCTCGTGGTTTATCTTCTGTTAAATACATGAAGTCCGGTGTATATCCTATGATGGATGCCAGTATGTCATCTAAATGGGGAACCGGTAAAAACGATAATGAGGGACGATTCTTATTTGTTAATAATATAGATCGTGAATCTTCGTTATTTTTATCATTTGGTGATCCAGGTGAAAAAGGAGATGGTAAATCGAAATATTTATTGGAATATCCGAACTATGTCTACAACTACGACAGTAGCCGTATAGATGATTCGGTTATTGCTGGAAGCGATGTTGTAGCAGGAAGAACATTCGAACAATCCAAATCAGTTTCATACATTTGCTCTCCGTATATGAGGCTTATGCGATATAGGCCGGATCAATATGGTCAAATAGAAGATATAAAGTGGATTTCTATAGGAGGGTGTGGCTTTTTCACTAATGAAAAGAAACTGATGTTCGGTGGCGATACGGTGATAACCAGATTTTCGTTAAAGAGAAAATTTCCTATTTTTTATAATAGCGCTTTTGGTATTGGAGATATGATACCTTTCCCTTATATGGATTACAGAAATGTAGGGTATCCAAGATATTTCGTTAATTATGATACTGGAGAAGATGCTCTTGAGACGATAGATAACGAACGTTTTAATAGCTGGACTTCTTCGAATAAGGGAAGATACGCTTTTTATCCAAACAGGAAGAGTTTGTACGAATTGAATGGCGACACATCAGGCAAGTACGTTAATGGAAGATTTTACACATGGTTCTATGGGATACCTCAGTTCCTTGTAGAGTCTGAAATAAATTGTAATTTCAGATTAGAGGGACCTCAGCCCCATGAATTATTCTACCCAAAAGTAGGAGATTTCGTTTGGTGGACACAAGAAAAGAACGTATCTATTCATAGGGACAATGATTATAAGATAAGTCCTATATACTCATCAAGAATGACATTGACACCTAATGTATTGCCGGCAACATACGAACGTCGTTTTTATGACTGTGCTTACCAGCGACCTAATGGTGTTATATGGAGTAGGGCTGACGTATCTGAAAACAGTCAAACAGATCCGTGGCTAACGTACAAGCCTATGGACTATCATGAGTTCCCAGCCAGCAACGGGAAGCTTATTCACATGAAGCGTATTGAATCCGATCAGATTCTTGTTAGATTCGAGGACCAGGTTTCACTCCATAACGCCATAGACGTAATCAAGGAGCGCACCTCACCAGGGCAGGCCGAGATGGGCACCGGCGGTCTGTTCGCGTCCCGGCCTCTGGAGTACAACACGACCGACCTTGGTTATTCTGGAACCCAGAGCACTGAAATAATTAGTTCAGAATTTGGTCACTTCTGGGTAGATACTAAAAGAGCACAGGTGTTTATGACCGATCCTAATGGACGTAATCTTAAGGAACTTAGTGTAGGTATCAGACATTGGCTTAAGCGTCATCTTCCGTTTAAGATTCTTAGATACGGAATAACTAATATCTTAACCGGTACAGAGATGACAGAAGAAGATACAGACAATAAATTTATCGGTCTTGGTCTGTCTCTTGGATGGGATAACAGGTATAAGAGAGTATTTATCACGAAAAAAGATTATATACCTGTTAAGAACCCGGCATATTATAAATACGATGGTGGAAGGTTCTTGTACAATGAAACAGAGGTGCTGTCAAACGATAAGGAAATATCTTTAAAAGACGAACAGTATTTCAAGGACGTGTCGTTCACTATCGGATATTCGTGCTTGAAGCAGGAATGGATATCGTATTATTCATTCTGTCCTGACTATTATATAGAACAGCAACAATATTTCCAGACAGGAATAAACTTCCCGGCATCGGATGAAGAAGGTGGCTTATGGAGTCATTTGCTGACGAATAAGAGCTTCCAGACATTTTACGGAACAACATATCCGTTTATATTAGAAGTGCCGATAAAAGAGAAATATAACGGTTCTACGCTGGCTTCTGTTGAGTATGAGCTTGACGCAAGGAAATACGTTGATGATGTGAATTACACACTTGACAGGAAAGTAGGTTTGGATACGATAACTATCTACAACGACACAAACAACTCAGGCGAAATTCATCTTGTTCCAGAAGAAAAGAATAATTTAGCACAACGTATATCATATCCGAAGATCGTAGGTGACCATACTGAGGTCCTGGATACTGAGGTATATAGAAGACATAAGTTAAATGACTTCTTCAACAGGGTTGACGATGACCGATCTGAAACACCTATCTGGATCAAGGACGATAACGATATAAATAAGTCAGTTAATCCTGATGCTCTTAATTTCAGACGGTCATGGCTGGATAGGTTAAGGGGAAGTTGGATGCTGATGAGGATAAAGAAAGTAATTAGTAACCGGAAAATCATATTCCAGTGGTTGATTTCTGAAGATAAGATTAAGAATAGATAAATTACAATATTTAACAAGTTGAAAATAAGTAGTTTTTATTTTGTGATTTAATAATAGTTGAATATATTTGTAGCGCCTATCGATCCATCGCGGACAGGTAGGCGCTTATTTATTAACAATAAAACGGTGTAAAATTATGAAAAGTAACGTATTATTACAATCAGAAAGTAGAGAATTATTAGGTAGAAACATTTCTGTTATGTCAAAAGATGGTTTTGTGTGTATAACAGAGGTTATGGATGTATTGTCACAGAAAAGAGCGGCTATGGGGTTGGAGCCTAAAAGACTCGACCATTTAATGTCTACGTCGTCTTTTCAAGAGAAAATGAATGCATTAATTAAAGAATTGAATATCAATGAATTGACTTGTACTGTACGATATCGTACACTCAAAGATAATTCATTGAATATAAGTAAATTAACTGATTTGAAGAAATACGGGATGGCATACAGGAGAGGAAAAGGAAAAGATCAAAAATGGTTTGTTAATCCGTATTTTTTCGTTATGATAGCCTTAGAGTTAGATCCTGAAATATATGCTAAGGTTATATTATGGCTTACCGACAATTTTATAGAAAATAGAAATATAGCTGGTGAAGCTTACATTAAGATGTGCAAATCTGTTTCCTCTTTAATAAAAAACAAAAGCGAATTATCTGATAAGATAAAAATAGTAGCCAAAGCCATAAATTTTATTGTTTTTAATAAACATGAAGATGGGATTATAAATTTTGCAACGAAGAATGAGTTAAATGAAATAATATCAATAGAGAATGCAGTTGGAGCTATAATCGATGGAGAGTTTGTTCATTCATTCGAAGAATTAAGAATGTATTTAGGTAAAGAGTGGAAAAAGAGATGGGGTAATCCAATTATGACTCTAAAATAATTTATTCAAATTAATTTGTAAATCATATTTTAGTGTCTATATTTGCATCGTAATCAAGAGAGATTATAATATAAGACAGTGGTGATGGAAGGTGATACTTCGGTTTGTGTCACAGGTTCGAGTCCTGTATTTTTCATGCAAGAAAGATTAGATCAGTTGGTAGATTAAAACCTCCTTTCAAACACCTTCCAAATTATCCCTGTTTTAACAACATATACGGATGGTGAGGAGTTCGGTTACTTCGAAAATTAGTGTAGTGGGTAACACTGCTTTAGGTAAAAAAGTTTTTCATTGGTTCGAATCCAATATTTTCATTTTAGATCCGGCTCCGCTTTTCCTCTGTTTGAAATATATAAAAACTAATGAGTGGTGATGGGGTTAGTTACTTCGAATTTAGCTCAGATGGATAGAGCGATACTCTTTTAAAGTATAGGTCGATGGTTCAAATCCATTATTTCATTGTTTACACTAACTTCAGCTTTTCCCTCATTGAGTATTCATTTTGATATATTTTTTTTAAAGCAGTGGTAGTAATATCACTGCTTTTTTTGTATAATATTTTAAAGAAAACAACAAATGGGAAAGTTTAACAAAAAGGATGAAGGTGTTAAACCTACGATCGTGAATCACATGGGCGAGAAGGCGTATAAGCCTAACGCAGAAGAAGAGTTGGTATCTACGGTAATGACTACCATGTTATCTGATTCTTATTATGAGAAAGAAAAAGACAAGGTGAACAGGATTAAGGACCTTATGGATCAAGTAGATCCGTATTTCGCAGCACAAACAGCATTGTATGTCAGGAAAGAAGGAAAGCTTAGGTCGGTAACGCATCTTATGGCTTCTGTCCTTGCCAGCAAAGCATCGGGTAAGGAATGGGCTTCAAGGTTCTATAACAAGATCGTTATGCGTCCTGATGATATGAGCGAAATCCTTGGCTGTTATGCGGCTCTTAACGGCAAAAATCCAAAGAAGTTAAGAGGTATATCCAGTGCTATTAAGAAAGGATTTAAGACGGCTTTGGAAGGTCTTGATCCGTATCGGATTGACAAGTACAAGATGGACAGTAGGGTCATTACTATGGTTGACCTCGTAAACTTATTTCACCCCAAAGGCAATCAGGCTAACAAAACGGCTTTCCAGTACCTTATAGAAGGTAGGTCTTTGTCTGGATTATACGAAAGCAAGATTCTTGAAAAAGAAATGTCTAAAGCCGGACAGGATAAGAAAGACAATAAGGAAAAGAAAGAAGCTTTAGGTGACGCTATTCGGGACGTGGTTTCCAATGTAAAAGGTATGCCTATTTTTAATATGGTTCGTAACCTTGTAAACATAATCAAATACGCGCCTGATCAAATAGATGAAGTTTGTAGGCAGCTTACAATAGAAGAGAAGGTACTTAATTCGAAGATGCTTCCTTTCCGCTTTGCTTCAGCTTTCAAAGAGGTTGAAAATATAGGCACTGATGGTTCCGAAAATGATATTGTATTTGAGTCGGATAAAAAACGTGCTAAATTAACAGCGCGTAATAAATATAAGATTTTAGATGCGTTGGAAAAAGCCATAACCATATCCTGCAAAAACCTGCCGGTGTTGGAGGGGCGGTCGGCTATCCTGATTGACCACTCTGGCTCTGTACGTGGAGATATGGGAGGATCTTCTGAAGTGTCTGCCTTTAGCAAAACAAATACGGCTGTCATTGGTAACTTATTTGGCTGTATGATCGCATCTGTGCTTCCTGACGTATTTATTGGCATGTTTGGTGACAAACTTATCAATTACGAATATGATAGAAGTAAAGGTGTTTTATGGAATAACAAAAAATCTTTTACTGCCGGAGGAGAATGCGGTGGTGCCACAGAAAACGGTCTTTTTGCATTCTTGGATAAGTGCGTTAAAGATAAGATCAAAGTAGATAACTTGTACGTTATTTCAGATATGCAGATAGGAGACGGTGAATCTATTGTATGGGAGAGAAGTTCCAATTATGGATATGGCAAATTCGCTGAACTTTTGAAAGGGTTCAAGAAAGTAAATCCAAATTGCAAGATCGTTTCTATTTCTATTCAAGGATATGGAAGTGAGATGTTTTACAGAGGATCTAATATCTTGAACATAGCTGGCTGGTCAGAATCTATTTTCGATGTTATTAACAGCAAGTTCTGCGGATATAAGAATATGATTGAGGAAATTAAGAAGATAAAAATATAAATCTTACATTTGTATTGTTTTCATAATAAGATTTCCATTATAATAAGCCGGAGAATGAATGGTGGCATTCTTCGGCTATTTTATTTACCTTTGTTGAAAAACAGATTGTTATGAGACAGGTATCGTATAAAAATGATATATACCCCTATAATGTAAGGGTATTGCTTGGAGCAGATGAAGAGTATATAGCAAAGACGTTCGCCAACCTGGAAGTAGAAGATCAAAGCTGGGAAGGATGGACTGATGATTATGGTGGCAGAACTATTTTCGTAGGAAACAGAACCAACCACAGGAGAGAAATATGTTTCTTATTTCATTCACTGTCTGATATGGATGTTAGAACCATAGGACACGAATGTCTGCACGGTCTTTCCCTTTATTGTAAGTATCTTAATATTAACTACAGTTTTGACGCCGGAGAAGATGAGCACGCTGCCTATCTAATGGGATGGTTAGTTGACAAGGTTTGTGATGCTTACCACAAATTTAAGAAGGAGGAAGAAAAATGAAAGAAAAAGAATTTGATTTTGTGATATATCCACTAAAGTTGATTATCACCATAGGGTTAGATTACAAAACATTGTGTGATCGTTTTGAGAATGCAGAATTGGATCATGAAGGAGAATGGGGAGATGAAGGCGATTTAGATTCAGAAGTCTCTTTTATGAATCTTGTTCGTGATAAGAGAGATGATAGAGCTTTTAAGTTATTATGGAATTTTCAAAGTGAGAATGATATGACTATACAAAACATATGTCATGAATCATTTCATGCAGCTATGTCGGTATGCCAATATTGTAATATGTCTCTTGGTTTTAAAGTGGGAGAAGATGAACACGCAGCTTACATAGCTGGATTTGTTGGTAATTGCGCAGGTGAAATGTTTGGATTCTTATAGAAAGATAAAGATGGCAAAGAAAACTAAAAATTACGTAAAGGACAAACAACCAAAAACATTATGGAATAAAATTGGTCCGTTTGTAAAACTTAGAGAATATCTGGCATCTAATATAACACCTGATGTATATGCCAATGAAAGAGGATTAAAAACCAAAATAATGGAATTTTTTGGTCAAGATGTTCCGAAAGCCAATGTAGATGATTTTAGTCAAAATCTTTGGTTTAGATTCTTAAACCAACCAAATAACCTGAAAGAGGAAAACGGGATTGTTAGAATACCAGACAATATCAAATCCATTATATCTGACAGGATAAATGGTGGGTGGGAGAAAATGGCTAAAAAATATGGAAAGGAGCTTGATTCCTTAGATAATAAGATAATTGATGGAAAAGTTGCAGGCAAGGACGTATCTGATTTGGAGGAGTTAAGGGATGTAACAAGTAGGAAACTTGGAATGGTAGAAGAGGGTATAGATCTCTTAAAAAAAGCCAGAACCGGGGAACATCAGGTATTTAACGAATATAATTTTATACCGGATGCTTACGGAGATTTAAATGATTTATCAGGCTTATCAAGTTTTACCATGTACCGTGATGATAGAGGTAGGATGGTTGTGAAAGATAAGTACGATTTTTATAGAAGCGATCAACCTTTTGGTGTTGGGGTTGTTACTAAGACTCTTGATACAATAGGATATCCTTTTGAAATAAGGGATTATGTAGAAGATAAAATCCCATACGAAGAGAATGATCCAAACAAGATCCTGTTTAGATCCATTATTGATTCAAAGAATGATTTGGATAAAAGGATGGAGATAAGATCCAAAAAACAAGGAGGGGATTCTTCTAAGCCGGAAATAGATTGGGATTTATTCAAATCCAAATATGAAAATATGAAGCGTGTGGGTAAGGGTAAGCATCGTACTATGGACGTAGAAGGGATGAATATGATCTATGATGCTTTATATGATAAAGGTTTTAATCAACGCCAGATAGAAGCCGTACTTGGAAATATTATTGAAGAATCTGGTGGAAACCCCTACGCTGTATCTGAGGATGGAAAATTTAGGGGACTTTTTCAAGAATATTACAAAAGATATCCGCCAAAAGAGTTTGAAAGAGATAAAGAGAGATTTAAGAGCGATAAGCGTGGATATATCAACTATATGATAGACAGATTTTATGATCATGTTCAAGATGATGGGAAGTATAGTATAAAAGATACTAAATACAAAAAAGCTATTCATGCAGTAAACGAATTTATGTCAGAAGATCCAGATACGGATTATTCGTATCCACTTGTATATGCTTTTGAAGCTCCATCAGATAAAGAAGGAACTTATAAAAACAGAAAGAGCGTATCAAATTTGATAAGTCAATCTTATGTTTTGGATAATGTTGATAAAAATGATAATACTATTGTTGATGCTATTCTTGGAATAAAAAATGATCTTGAGCTACAAGACTCTATTTCCACTACAAGAGGTGAAGCCTTTAAAGAAGCCAGGAAAAGAGGTCTTAAGGAATTTACATGGAATGGAAAGAGATACAATACCAACATCAAGAAGGAAGGTGGCGTAGTTGGCAAGCAGCGTGAAGCATATGAATACTTTACTAATAAGCGCGGCATGTCCAAGATACAGGCGCTCGCCATCATAGGTAACCTCATGGCTGAATCCGGCCTTAAAGATGACATATATGGAGACAACAGAACATCATACGGCATACAGCAATGGCATAATGAGCGCATGGATAAGTTGTTCAAGCACGCCAAAAAGAAAGGTCATTCTACACCCACATTCAAAGACCAACTTGAGTTCTTGGCTGACGAATACGAAGGGAAAACCGGATATTCTAATTTCTTGTACACAAGAAAAGGAAAAGAAGGACCAGGGTATTACAACTACAGCCGGCAGGATTTTATGAACGCCGATAACCTTAAGGATGCTGTAGTAGCTTGGAACCAAGGAGCAGGACGTCCTCATAAGAGTGTTATAAGAAATGATGATCGTTATGACTATGCTATGGAAGTTGCTAAAAATCTTGGTGAAGAAAATTCCGTATCTTCGTATGGTCAAATGGGATTCGGAGATGATGGAAAAATAGCAGCATCGGTAACACTTCCAGAGATAGAAGTGGCAGCCGCCCTCCCTAACCCGGAAGCCCAGTCCCAGGAGAGACAGTCCGAGGAAGAGAGATTCCGTACATGGACTGAAACGTATGGTAAAGACATCGTAAATCATTTACTGACGTTAGACGGGAAAAAGGATGGTGATGACAGTGATTACAGCATGATGTATAGACAGCATCAAAAAGAAAGCGAAGAGGATAAGAAAATGGCTTTGATTAATGCCGTGCTTCCCAATATACAACTTCGCATTAAAGGCGTCACTGATAATTAGAACAAGATTGTTTTATTTCTCATATTAATAAAGCGAAGCCGGATTTGAGACTCGTTATACGGATACCGAAGGTTGAAGAACGATATCAAGATAATCCGGCTTTTTTGTGCGATTTCGTGAAGGATGGAACTATCATCGCCTTTGTTTTACAGAACAGACCTACGTACTTCCACTGTCCTGACGGGCATGGGACCCGTCTCGCCTACTGGCCTGCCTAATTCTCCACTGGCTACCTAATATAATTATTAACGTCACTCCATCACCTATCTCCCTTCAGTCGATAGGTTCAGTCGTTACCTAATATAATTATTAACGTCACTCCATCACCTATCTCCCTTCAGTCGATAGGTTCAGTCGTTTTTGAATATTATAAGTTCTTTCGTATCGTTCCCTTCGGTCACGATACTCAATCTTTTCACACAATTAGGCAAACAACACAATAGACGGAAAAAGTAATTTGTCAATCCGTTCACTCACTCAACTCCCTTCGGTCGTTAAGTTCATTCACTGCAAACAATTATATGAATAAATGGTAAAATATATAAAATAATATAAATAATATAATGGGTAAGATCATTGAAAATGGTCCTAATATTAAGGAAAACGGAGACTATTAATAGGCGTAGTTTTAATTCAAGATTTGATGTCCCACCCCTGACGGTCAGTCGGTTACGTTTCGAGCCGTTCTTTCGTCTCTTATCCAAATCGTCATAAAACAAAAAACCTTGTATCCTATTTCTCTCAAACCGGATACAAGGCAGTGCATTTTTTTCTTTTTATGTAAAATCATATATTTGCACTAAAAACAAAAACAATATGGAGACAAAATTAAAAGAAATAACAGATCCTCACAAGTTACACGACAAGCTCTTCAAGAAAGAGCAGGTCTCTCCGATAGAAGTTATATACAATAGCTTTAGCAACTTAGGGTATAATGTAGTACGCCGCCCAGCCGGTCAGTGTTTAGGCAATTTGAGATATTTTAATCTATTTTATGACAAACATACTCATCATTTCTATCAGAAAGACAGGAAGTTGAGATATTGTAGTAATTTTATCATATCTGATTACTGGAAAGATAGAGTGCGATGTTTCGTCGTTTGGAACTTTGGCTTTGGAAGATTTTTTCCGTACAATGACTTTATTGAGGCTATGGTTTATGACTATCTCCGATATGGAAGAAAGTCAGTTCCTTATCTTAAAAGCGTGCAAGAGGCTGAAGAAAAGTGTGTAAGGTTCTATATCCGGTCTCAGATAGATATGCTTCGTAAGGAAGGATATGCCGCCTATAGAGCTAAGTTTAAGGAAGAGCGTCCTCAATATTTCATTGGAGACGATAGGAAGGTGTTTAGATGCCTTGATAGCTCTTTAAAAAGAGAAGAGAAGATTGCTGCATGCGTAGCCCACAAAAGGGCTTTAAAAGAAGGGATAATGACTTCCTTTATCAATCATCTCAAGAAACATCCTACCACCTTATATTCGTGGTTCTCGTCAGAGGTAGACAGCGAAGGAAAGAATAGGATATGTCTATCTGAAAAGGCTGTTTCGTATTTAAATAAGAGACTGGTTCGTAATGGATTAAAGGCTCTTTCGGCATCATACCTTTTTAGAACATTTAGAAAAAGGGTGAAGACCTTGTTCGGTTCCAATGTCAGGTCGTTCTTGAATAGCTGTCTGATGTCTGTTTCAACAGAAGAGATTTTAACCAAGTCTATGAAGAAAATAGTTTCCAAGACAGTGCTTTTTTTGTATAAGAGAGCGCTTAAGAACTATCGCCGGGCATGCGGCCTTAAGTACGACCCTGATTCTGGTGGTTTGTCTGTCATACATGATTGATTTTTAAACGTATCCCATAACGTTGGATTTTCTCGTTCGTTTCTCTTATCTTTGTGAAAAAAGATGGTATGAGATTACGAATCATAAAAAATCGTCCGGTATTCGCTCCTGGTGGTAGTGTTCAGGATGTTACACAACAGGCTGATACGACATCTAATCCATATATTGATATGGACATGTCTAATGTTCCTGGTATGAGTGAGATAAATTCGGAAATAGATACGATGGAGGCAGGATTTAACAATATTATAGGTCCTGACTATTCTACTATAAAAATACAAGAACCTTCTATTCCGATTATGAATGTAAGTAATAACAATACGTTCGATCCTAAGTCTATGCCCAAAGGAACTATTGTTAGTGCTGATAAAGAAGAAAATAAATCAAATGAAAAGCGATCACAAGATGGGAATCCTCTGGATCCTATGACTGCTCCTTATTATTCTCCTGATCTTGGAGGTCGAGCTCAAATGTTCGGTACAAGCCTTGGTCGAATAAGAGCCGGTAATAAGGTTGGTGCTAATGTGGCTCAGGCCGCTTTTTCGGGATTGAGTCTTGGCATGGGTCTTGCTCGTAATATTATGGGGGCTTCATCTGCTGCGTATGCAGCCAGTAGGGACGAGCAGGCGGCGAGGGAAAAGCTTGCAAAAGAGCGCCGGCAGCAGTTTATCCGATGGGAACGTGAAGGTGGTGGAATAAACCTGGGTAATGGACAGAGAATAGATTCTTCTGATTTGACAGGAGAATACATTTACCCTCTTCCTAAATCTATGGAGGGTAATGCCAATGTTGAGATAGAAAAAGGGGAATATGTTTTAACTCCGGATGATGTTGGTCCTATGGAGGCAAAAGGTAACAGGCATGAAGACGGCGGCACTCCCGTTGATTTGCCTGAAGCTCATATTATTTCAGATTACCGTACTATCGATGATGATTTTGCTTCTTATATTAGAGAAAATTATGGTATTAAGGCAACGTCTAAAGACACATATGCTACACTCCTTGATCGATATAAGAAGAAGATCGGTTTGGCTGATAAGTACGAAGATCAGGAGCGTGTATATAAGAGATTAGAGAAAAATGAAGATGTAAAAGATAAAAACACATCCAATCTCAATGCATCTATTCTTTCTAAGTACGTTAATGAAAATCAGAAGGAGATAGACGATCTCGAAACACAATTTCGTTCTTTTGCCGAAATCGTTTATGGCAAACAGGAAGAATCTAAGCGTAACGAGAAGATGGATGCTTTCTTTAGGGATGGCGGGGTTGTTGATCTGAATCAGGTAAAGAAACAAGCCAAGGCTTTTAATATTGCAGAATCAGATGCCAAGAACTGGATATATGACGAGTATGTTAAGCAAACCAGAAAAATGGCTGAAGGTGGACCTACTCAGAAGGAGCTGGAGGAACTTAGAAAGAATGCTATCGGCTACAATAAGCTTATCAATCAGTTATTTGGACGAACTCTTAATATGACTGTATCTGATGTTAGCGGTCGTGAGCAGATTCTTAATTCTGATTCCAGTGTCAATGCCAACCAGAATCTCCAACATAGAAGCAATTTAGGATACGGAAGGGTAAATGATAAGGCGGTATCTAATTTGCTTGATGTAAACCGATGGGCTAACAAGTACAATACGGATGGTGATTTTGATACAGAAGGTTTCCAGAAAGGATACAACAGGCAATTAAATGCATTGTGGGCGTTAGCTGATGTAGGTGCTATCACGAATGCTGATGCAGCCAAGAAATTCAGAGATGAGTACGGATTCTGGGGCCAGGATGCCGGAAGCTACGGAGGTAATCAGGCTTATAATTCATTTGCCGTAGATGATAAGTTTGGTCAGACAACAGCCACCCGTTCTTATTATGGATTGGACGTTGTTTCGGCAGAGCAAAAAAGATTGTTAAACGAAAAAGGGATAAAGAATTATGTTGACTTATTTGGTGATAAATCTGATGCCGCTAAGAAGATTCTGGGCTCCGATTATAATAAGTTTGTTGCTTTAAGAGATAGTGGGTTAATGCCGGAAATAGACTTCGTTCTTGAGTCTGTTAAACCAGAAATGAAGCCTATTGAGGCCGGTCCCATAGCACCAGGCCTTACACCGCCTAAGATTGGATCTCCTGGAAGGATAGAGGTAAAACCGAAAGCAAGTACGCCTACGACTGCAACCGACACCGATACAGAGGAGGTGGTTGAAGACAACGGACCTAAAGGACAGGGCAGACCGGCGGCGTTCGGTCCTATCTTCCCGGAGATGCTGAGAACGCTCGATACAGGCTTGGAGATAGAAGGTCTGGAAAGACATCAGGCTCCGAGAATAGATCCGGTTCTTCAATCTGCTGATCAGTATATCAACGAGCTCAACCGCGCGACATCGGCTCAGTTAGACGCAGTAGGTGACGTGCCCGACTCCCAGCGGGCTGCTATTCTGGCTAATATGAACGCCATAGCTGGAAGCAATATAGCCAAGTACGTTAATGAAGTAAATTTCAATAACGCAAGGCAAATAAACGAAGCTGATAGATTCAATGAAATGGCTTATGTTCAGACAGATGATAAGAACATAGCAGAAAGGCAACGTTATGAATCTGGGTTGTTGAAGGCTATGGCTATAAGGGATGAAAATCTTGCTCGTTATTATGACAGCATAAACAGCGAGATACAGAATAAGTTCAATGTTCGTACATCGTTGAATACCATAGCCTCTATAGCTCCAAATATGAGAATGCTTCCAAGTGGTCAAATTATTTACGTTCAAGGTAATCAGGATGTGATGAATATGGGTGATTATTCTACACCTTATTTGAAGAGCTTGGAGGATGATGAAGAAGATAAATATAAAAAGAGAAGGAGAAATAGCTGATGGCTTCACAATATAGTATTTTAAGGCAATATGCCCCGTATGTTAGTCCTTACAACATAGATCTTGTTAAGGACGTCATGATGTACAAACAGCAGAAGGTTGATGCTGCTCGTGAAAAGATCTATACCCAGGTAGATTATCTTATGGGTCAAGAGATAGATAAGCCTGAAGCCCGCGCTTATATGGAAGATAAGATGTCAGGTGTGATTGCTAACATCAATCAAAAATTCAAAGGCGTGGATCTTTCTTCTGATGGTGTTACGAGAGCCATACAAGGAGAGATCAGTTCAGTGTTGGATGATACGGTCATTAACGCGATTGCCGGCACAAAAGAAGGCAAGAGGGCTATGAAGGAAATAGAATCTATAAAACAGAATCATCCTGAACTTTATTCTCCTATTAATGAATGGCATGCTTTGGACCCTTATTACAAATGGAGGTCAGATGGTAAGGCGGGATCAAGGTTAGGAGGTCTTCATTATTCTCCTTATGTCGATTATACTAAGGAGATAAATAAGCTGGTTAGTGACTTTAGGAAAAACAACGAAGGCAAGAAGATTCAGACAACAGAATATGATGTTAAAGGTAATCCTACTGGTGGAATCATAGAAGTCAACGTAGATGAGCTTACTGATTCCCAGATAAGGAACTTTGTGTCTGCTAACTTATCTGAAAACATGAGGAATCAGATGAGAATAGAAGCATCATACATGGCAGCCACCAATCCAGTGTTTAGTAATCCGGATTTGGTTAGTCAATACATTGGGTCTTATGTCGAAAGATACGATAGGCACATAGGAGCATTGGAAGCAAAAAAGAAATCAGTAGGGGATAATAAGGATATTATTGATCGTATTGACAGTCAGATACAGGAAGCTAAAAATCAGAAAGCAGAAGCCAAGAGGGAGGCAGATATGATAATAGCTTCATCAGATCCGGTAGCGGCTGCTAATTTTGTTGTTACCAATAATCTTTTCGATAAGATGACTGATGCATGGAGATACGACAATACAAGTTTTGAAAGGAAGAAAGATGATCTTTATTTTGCAAGATTGGCAGAGGATAGGGCTCAGCAAAAGTTTTTGACTGACAATGCCAAGTCTATGGTTGAAATATCATTGGCGAATGAGCAGCTTGCTCAGGCTAAGATTGAAACCGAATACATGCGTACTTACGGTTCCAAGATGGGCACTGAAAGCTCATCCGGAGGCACAAGAGGAGCAGGCGGTGTAGGAGTGCCGATGGCTCCTATGGACGGGCCTACGGCTATCAATTCTGGAACGGGTAAGATAGGATCTGTTAATTTGGCTAATATCCCTTATGAACAACTCACATCTTCTTCCACAGAGCGTAGAGCAAATTTATTGAAACTATATAATTCATTATCTCCTACAGACAGAAGCAATATCGTTGCAGCATCATACGAAGAAGAAAAGACTGACCCAGGATTGTATGCTAATATGACTCCTGAAGAACGGATATATTCTTATTTAAAAAATAATGGAGGTCAGAAAAACGGATATTTCGGACAAGGAAATAACAGATTGTCTGAAGCTTATGATGCTTTACTTCTTTCTGATTCTAAGGCAAATGGAGCTGCAAAGGCTATAAATAACATAACTGATTATCAAATAGATAATATAGTTACTAAAAAAAATAAGGATATTATCAGTAAAGTTCGTAATGCTAAGTTTATGAAAGGAAATTCTTTTATAAATCTTACGGATACAGATGATAAGGCTGGAGCCTTCCTACTCGCCACAGCCATAACAACTGGTGTATCTGATGCCGTAGGGTTCAGAGAATACATGATGGACCCTTCAAGAGGAATAGATATTCTTAGTGCTATATCTCCGTCATTAGGAGCTAAGCTGAGTGCCGGCAAGTTGGGGAAAAACATATCTGATGCTATTACAAGCGAGAAGAATGGCTCTTCTACCGGTACATTGGCTCTTATTAATGGAATGAAGAAACTCAATGGCGATCCTGATTTTAATATATCTGATTATATGACCATAGACAAGGATGGTGATATAGATTTAAAAGATTATCAGGAAGGTGAACCATTGACTATTACCCAGCTAAGATATGCTGAGAAAAGCAGTAGAGTGTCTGATATGATAGCAGGTCAGATGCAGGATGAGATAAAAATGTCTGTATCTCCTGATCAGATTTCTGATAAGTTATCTCAGTATCATTACCTTGATTCTTACAAAAGATACAATTGGAATGCCGATTCACCGGAAAAGTCTTTGCAGAAGGCTCAGTTTAGAAGATTGTCCGGTTACATGGCAGGAAAGGTAGATAATCTGGATCCTACTGCTATTAATGCCATTAATATGGATGCCGAGATAGATAATGGCACTGTTAGAAGATTCTTGACTGCTCAAGTAGGTTCCGGTAAAAATTCTTATGTTACAGAAAGGGTTGAGATTACGAATGACGAGCTTCTTAAGGCGGGTATAGATCCTTCGGTCGAGGAACGTAATTATCCGGTGGATGGTTACAAATCAAGTTTTGGAACCTGTGATTTTGTAGATACTGGAAAGAAAGAAGGCTATTCTTACGATAAGTATCTTATAAGTAATGGCCTTCCTCGATTAGCTTCTAAGGCTGATGTTAAGAATGACCTTTATGATATAGTAAAAATACATGGTTCTTACCTTAAGCCAGAAGAAATGAATGTTGTTAAAACCCTTGTTGATAATTTTATTGACATGTCTGATAACATATCAGTTCAGTTGGAGGGAATGGACGATAGGGGTTCGAGAGAGGTAGCGGTCAATTTCTATGACAAAAGGACTAAAAATTCTAAAAATCCTGCATTGTTGTTCTCGGATTTTGTTCCTTTGGATCCTGGTAATGATGAGTATGCGGATTACTGGAATAGCATTCACCAGAAGTGTCCTCAGTACTTCTTTGTAAAATACGTGAAGGAGGCTGTTCAAGAGCGTCTTGATCAGATGAGAGATCCGTATATGAGAGGAATAAATATCATGCCCAACATGAATGACAAGTTTAGTAAGTTGAACGATTTTTTGCAAAAAATTTATGGCTAACAATAATATAGATAGATATAATCCTGCTGCTAAAACCACTTACGAAGATGTGGCAAGGCAAAGGAGATTAGCCGAAGAAGAGAATTACACTCCGGCTACATTACCAGAGACGACAACGCCTCTGGTTCCTAATTATATGCATGGTGAAGGTGTGTATGCCCAACCTAAATTCCCGGATTACGCATCAAGGATAGCTGCTGCCGAATACGAAGAACCGTATATAGCCAAAGAGATAAGCAACAGCTACTCGGAGGCACTGGCTCGTAACAGCTACAGGGAGGCTACACCTGCCCCGCC